CCGATGACCTGGGGAGCCCTTGACCAGGCTGTTGGTCCGGAACCATCTGAAACGCTGTATACCGTTACGATCAGGCATCTGACAAAAGATCAAGCTGACACCCTGAAAGCACAGTATGCAAACGCAGAAGTGATTAAAGAGTAAGGGGTGAGCACAATGGAAGAAAAGAAAATGCTGTTGGAAGGTCTGCTTCCGACAGACATTTGGAACGCGATTATTGTTCTGTTGGTTTTGTTTGGTGTTTTTGTAGCTGTGTTCAAGGGTGTCGTGCTGATTAAGGATGAGATCCGGAAGAACAAAGAAAAGAAAGAACTTCAAGGCGAAGGCATCACAGACAAGATTGCAACCAAGGTAACGGAAAACATCAAGACTCAGATTGACGAGAAGTTTAAATCATTCGAAAAAAACTTTAATGAAAAGTTTGCTGAGATTGACAGGAAACTTGCGGCAGACAAGGAAACAATTGAGATGCATACACGCCAGCTGAACGCACAGGAAGAGCGGGTGGACCGGCTGGACAATGACACAAAGGCGTTACTCCACGGAATGTCCGCCCTGCTGAGTCACATATCAACCGGCAACAGCGTAGACAAGGTTAAGAAGGTCGACGGTGTTATGAAGAATTACCTGATCGACAGAAAGTATAACGAGGAGGACTGGAAAATATGAAAAAGATTCTATGTATGCTCGGTGCCATCATGATCTGTGCTTTGTTTTGCGGAATGGCGATGGCTGAAGAAGTTGCCCCCGTGACCGGAGAACCGGTGGTTACGAATGAACTGCCCGTTGAGCCGTTCTCCTGGGAACAGCTGGCTACCATCGCCGGTGCCACGACAGCAACGCTGCTGATTGTTCAACTGCTGAAACTGCCGATGGATAAGGTCTGGAAGATTCCGACCAGAATTATTGCGTATGTGATTGCCCTGATCATCATGCTGGTTGCGACACAGTTCACTGTTGGTCTGACCTGGAGCAATGCCGGCCTAGCTGCAATCAATGCGGTGATCGTTGCCCTGGCGGCGATGGGTGCCTACGAACTTACTTTCCGGCATCTGGACGACAAAAAGAAAACAGCTCCGGTTGAAGAATAAAGCGATATGTGGTATTCTTATCCTATGATGTGATGGGAGGAATACCACATGGCGGAGAAAATGAACTATACAGCAGCCCAGCATGAGCGGGAGATGACACGGATTGAGATCCAAAGCGACCGGTGGTTCACCGCATTCATGCTCATGCTGTGCTTGCTGTTCATAACAAACGTCTGAACCGGGATCAGTACGACCATGCGATTGACCAATGGATCCTCGGACGGAATGCTGAAAGAGACAGGCACATCCTGCGGATGTATCTGTTCGATGGTATCACTTATGAGAGGATGCAAAGACGGCTTGACCAGATGTCACGGGAACTGAACGCTCCGAAGTACGGATTAAGCATTGACCAGATCAAGAAGGTTGTCCGAAAAAGGAAAGAAGAACTTTTCAAACACATATGATATCAGGACGGAAACGTCCGCCGCCGGAGATGCCCGCATCATCGGCGGTTTCCTTTTTGCAAATAATGATGGGAGTAGTGATGGGAGTAGAACACAATTTATCGCCATTTATCATGTTACGTTATAAATATATCACGGAACAAAAAATCCCGGAAGCCTTGATTTTATTGGCTTCCGGGAAGTCTGGGTGAGAGGATTCGAACCTCCGGCCTCTTGAACCCCATTCAAAAGTGCAAGCCTTATTTTTCAACGGTTTCAGCGTTTGATGATGGGAGTAAGATGGGAGTAGAAAAGCTGTTTACGAGGTCGTAAAGGTCTTTTAAGTGGGTGCTTTGATACTTGTTTTGCGTGAACAGATAGTTGCTATGACCGATCAATGCGGCTTTATCTTTTTCAGCTCCGGATGCAGATTTTAGTTTATCTGCATAGGAATGCCGCCCGGCATACGGAACTTTTCCGGATGCAATTCCGAGTCTTGCCATCATCGGTTTGAAAATCTCAACACGGAAGTATGCATCAGTCATTTCTTTAAAGCCAACAAACGTTGGTTCTTTTTTTCTGTTAAATTGGTACTGTGGAAAGATAAGATCCGTTCCGGGAATATACAAACGTTCCAGAATAAACTGGAGAATTTCATCCGGCACAATAACAATCCGGTCACGCCCTGCATCTGTCTTTTTCCCGTTAACAAAATACCATATGTTTAGTGTTTCATCTTCTGTCTTTACCGGTGCACAGAACAGCTGATCCTTTCGAAGCTGAAGCATTTCGCCAGGGCGGTATCCAAGCCAGCAAAGGCAGTAAACATATTCCGCATAACGTTCATTTCCAATAGCAGATTTTATAGCTGCTTCTTCCTGATCTGTAAGTGCTTCCCGCTGAACTGACACACCTTTACCTGTGAAGAGGTTTGCTGCAACATTTCGGTCTATAATGTTCTTATCAATGGCATATTTCCACAAGAGGTTTGCAATGCACCGCATGTTTTCATGTGTGCGTTTCCCGGACTGGCAATCATCCATGCATTTCTGCAAATCATCTGCTGTTATAAGATCCATGTATGTGCCATGAAGTGGAGCAAAATGCTTGTAGGCATAGTAGTACCCATCCATGGTAGAAGGTATGATTCTGGAAGAATAGAATGTCTTCCAGGCAAGCCATACTTCTTCCATGGACATGCGGACACGTTTATCTCCTTGCAACAACAGAGTCGGTGCATAGGCAAGTGCATCTTTTTTTGTTTTAAAACCGCCCTTTGTTTTTCTAACAGGACGCTTTGGCCTTGTCGGATCTCCGTCCACGTATTTCCAGCCAACGACAACTTCCACGGTCCATTCAGTTTGCCCAGGTCGTCGATATGCCGTACCTTGCCCATTGCCACGGGACTTTGGTTTGCGTTTGTTTTCACCCATAATTATTATTCAGCCTTTATATCCAGAGATTTTGCAACAACAAGTAATGTATCGATTTTATCATTATCAAGTGTCATTGAAATTTTAAACAAATCCTTTAGCTTCGGATTTGTTTGCAGGCTTTCACTCAGCCGAATCAGAAAATCATCATCTGATTCTATGTTAGAAGGTGTTAAAGATGAAAAAGGAACATTAAAATATTTTGCAAATTTCTCAATGACGCTGAAAGCAGGCTCTCTGACACCAGTCTCATAACTGGCGATTGCCGCTTGACTCAGACCAATAGCATCGGCAAGTTTTTGCTGGGAAATAAACCTGGACTGCCTTAAATTTCTGAGTTTTTCTCCGAATGTCATTATTATTCTCCTTTCTAATGTTACCACAATGCGTGTTAACCGTAAATAATGTTATCACACAAAGTATTACAAAGTCAACATATTTTTGTAATAATAAATTAATCTCGAATCATATTGATTTTATCGTGAAAAGTGATAATATAATGCACAGGAGGTGAGACACAAACAATGACTAAGGAAAAAATCGGAGAGCGTTTAAAGTCCATGCGGGAAGAGCGTGGAATGACAAAACGATTTGTTGCAAAGAAAACTAAAATTAATTACCGGACGCTTTGCTCTTATGAATATGGGGAAAGAGCCCCAAGCGATCAGAATAAAGTTATCCTGGCGGATTTCTTTGGAACAACGGTTGGAGATCTTTTTTTTGCAGAAGGCAATAACGAAACGAGATAAGCTAAAGGAGAAATGTTATGGATATTCAGAGAGACGCATTATTGTGTGTAGTTAAAGCAGCGCGTGCATCGATCCGGTTAGCAGAGAACATGAACAAACTGTTGGTTGATGGTAAGTGCTGGTCATGGGCAGATGAGATTGCAGGTCAGCTGGCAGACGCACTGTTTGAAATCAGTGGAGAAAAACTGGAATCTGGTCAGGATTTCTTCAAAGACTCCGCAACCATGATGGTTTTGACAGGGGATATGAGCGATGAAGCTGTTGCGGACTGGTTTGTTTTGAAGGATCGGATTCGGAATAGACTGGATGGAAAAGTTGAAGTGCGGATGCCGAAGCCGAACATTTGTACTACAGCTGAAATCTTCAAAATGTTTAACGAGAACGGCGGATATCAATCGCCGGAAGGAGATTGGAAATGACGTTGGCAGAGCTTGAAGCAATGGATTGCAATATGCTGACAGTCAAGCAGGTTTCGGAATTCATTGGATGCGATCCTCAATTAGTCAGAGATGAAGCGGCAAAGAATCCAAAGTATCTCGGATTCATGATTACAAAGATTGGACATTCCTATAAGATTCCGAGACTTGCGTTTATCAACTGGGTCAAAGGCCAGATCCCAATTGTGAAATGGCCATGGACATATGACCAAATGAAAGAACTGATTGAAAGGGGTGTATGTGATTGCTTGTGACAAAAAGAAAGAACCGCTGACGTGCGAGGTCAGACGGTTCCAGAGGTGATACAGTATGTTCATTGTAAATCAAAAAAGAAAATAAATCAAGGCCGCATATGCGGAGAAAGGAAATTGAAATGGCTACTAAGAAGAATGCGCAGGAAGTTGTAGAAATCAAATCTTTTGACATCCGGACAGTTGACGTACGGATTCGTGGAACCGCCCCGTTGATCAGCCACAAGTGGTCTGAAAAGGCAAAGAAGATGATCCTGGATACACAGACCCAGGAAACCAAGGTGGACTCCAAGCGTGAGAAAAAGATCCCGGCCCGTGACTTCATCAATTCCGCTTACTGGCTGACGCCGGAACCGACCGGAGAAACTGACGAAGAGTGCATTGCCAATTTTGAAGAAGCCGTGAAGAACGGAGCCAGATGGGGATTCCCGGCCACAGCATTTAAACAAGCAGCGATTATGGCAGCCAGCCGGAATGGACTTGATCTGAAAGGCACACAAATCCGTGCTTCCTTCTTTATTGAAGGTGAAGGACCAGATCAGTTGGTTGAAATCAAGGGAAGTGTACCACATATCCGCGAGGATATGGTTCGTGTTGGCGGAATATCAAAAGCCGCCGATATCCGACATAGGGCACAGTTCGATGACTGGTATGCTGATCTTCGCATCCGTTATAACAAGGGCGGCGCGATTAGCCTGGAACAGATTATCAACCTCATTAATCTGAGTGGTTTCTGTGGGGGTGTTGGCGAATGGCGACCGGAAAAAGATGGAAGTTTTGGCACTTTCGCCGTTGAAAGCAAGACTGAAGTTGAAGGTTAATTCAACAATCGTGGCAGGCTGGAGGAAGGGGATTTCTTCTCCTTCCTCCGTCGAGGCAGGCGTGGCGGGGCGTGGTACGGAAAGGTTGGGTGCGGATTGGCAAGGCGCGGTACGGCTTGGCAGGCTTGGTGGGGCAAGGCAGGGTTCGGTCTGGCAAGGTTAGGTCAGGTGTGGACTGGATAGGTTTGGTGTGGCAGGCATGGCAAGGCGAGGTCGGGCGCGGAGCGGACGGGTTTGGCTTGGACTGGCGAGGTATGGCAGGCAGGGCATGGCTCGGTCGGGCGAGGAATGGTGCGTTTGGGCACGGTATGGCTTGGCTTGGCAGGCGAGGCGGGGCACGGCGAGGAGCGGACAGGTGCGGTGTGGATGGGCGAGGATAGGTAAGGTGTGGCATGGCAGGCAAGGTAAGGTCCTGCATGGAGAGGCGTGGCTTGGAACGGTCAGGATAGGTAAGGCTTGGCGTGGAATGGCAGGAATGGCAATGCGTGGAATGGCTTGGTACGGCGGGTCAAGGTCGGGATAGGTACGGTTAGGCAAGGTTTGGCAGGCGGGGAATGGAAAGGCGTGGCGTGGTATGGTATGGAGCGGACAGGAGCGGTAAGGTATGGCAGGCAAGGCACGGTATGTCCGGGCTGGGTGAGGATTGGCGTGGCATGGATTGGCGAGGCAAGGCAGGCGAGGCGAGGTGGGGCACGGCGAGGAGCGGACAGGTTCGGTGTGGATGGGCGAGGCTTGGTAAGGCGTGGAATGGCTGGCGAGGTTCGGTCGGGTTGGGCATGGCGTGGACCGGTGGGGCAAGGTAAGGCATGGCAGGCGGGGCGAGGAATGGTGTGGTTAGGAAGGGCGTGGCCCGGATTGGCGAGGCGCGGACCGGTAAGGCAAGGAATGGCGTGGCAGGTGTGGATTCACAAGAATAAAGGAGGAAATGGAATGGTTTACAAATGGCGGATTGGATACAACTTTAAAGCCGATCCGGAAAAAGCTGCGAAGGTTATGAACAAGCTTGCAAAAACAGGACAGTTGAACGCTGAAAACCTGGTTGAAGTCAGTCGTCCGAAGAATGCACCTCTTCATGATGACTTTGAATGGGACGATACAAAGGCAGCAGAGAACTGGCGGAAACAGCAGGGCAGATGCATGATTAACAGCCTTCTGATGATTCCGGAAGAAACCAGTTTAAAGGAAAAAGAACCAATCCGTGCTTTTTTCAAAGTGGCCCAGGTAGACAATTCACAGTATGAAAGCACAGCGGTGTTAATTCGCACACAGAACGGAAGAGACGCATTGCGTGAGCAGGCGCAGAAAGAATTGAATAGCTACATGGGCAAATATAGGAATGTTCTTGAATGGACAGGGGCGAAAGTAGAAATTGAAAAAGCACTTGAGATTCTCCAGGAAAATGAAGCATGAAAATATGAGGAGCTATTTACGATGAAAATTTTTTCCCGGTCTAACAAGGGTAGGCTGCTCATTGCACTTTTTGAATTCTTTATTATATCACTAATCGTGGTCGGCGTATTACTCTTACTGACTGATATTGGCCTGGCGGAGGACTGCTGGGTGATGTGCGATCCGGAATCGTACGTCTGCATCCGGGAAAAGCCAAAGAAAACTTCAGACGGTTTCGGCGGATCGATTCTCGGGACCAAACTTGAAACAGACGGGAAGGAAAAGAACGGATACATTCACGTCATTAATGTTCCGGCAGAGGAAACAGAAGGATGGATCAGCGCACAGCATATTGTGTACGACGAACCAGTCCGGATGAACCAGAAAGCCATTGTCGTCAGCAACGGACGGCTGGCGGCAAGGAAAGGAATCGGCGGGAAGGTGAGAACCTGGCTGAAGCCGATGACGGAAGTGACCATCACGATCTACAGCAGTGAATGGTGCATGACAAATTATGGGTATGTCATGACAGATTACTTGGAATGGGTAGGTGATTACGGATGGTGATTGTGAAAAAACTCAGGGAACCGTCGAATGACGATGCGGTGAAGCTTACCCGTTCAGAGAAGATGAGCATGATTCTGATGTCCTATGCCGCGACTGTTCTGAGTGACCTGCGGGAAGAACTTTCAGATCGTCTTGAAATGGTGGTGAACGGTTCTGAAAGAATGAAGGAACTTGCTGACAAGTCGGATGAACTGCTGAATGAGATCAGGCGGACGATCCCGCTGAATCAGAGAAAGCAGCTTCAGAACACGGCGATGGATTTTGAAATGCGACTGACACCGAAAGCTACGCCGAGCACCACGAACGTTGTGATGCAGAAGGAAGAGTTTCGGGAACTTGTGGATTACGCGAGAGCAACGTGCAAGGATTGTACACTGGACGATACGGATTGTGAAAGCTGCGGGTTATTCCAGTTACTTACAGTGATTCTCCCGCTTGAAGATTACAAAGGGCAGTTCCTTTGCCCGTATAATCTTGGAAAGTGGGGGAACTGACAGATGAACAGATTCAATCATGCGCCGTCAAAGGACAACCCGTGCTTGCCAGATTGCCAGGACCGTTCCAGCGACTGTCATGGTAAATGCGAAAAATATCTTGCGTTTGAAGCGAAGAATAAAGAACGCAGGGAACTGATACAAAAGGAGAATGCAAAGTACGGTACCGTCAGCGACGCAAAGCTTCGTCAGATCTGGTATAAGCAACGGTACAAGAACAGGAGATCCAGAATATGATTGATCATCGGCAATGCCGATAAACCATAATAAGGCAATGGCTATAAGCCAGAGCACAAAACCTCTCGTGCGTTCCCCTCGAAAGCTTCCTTCTTTTTCAACTTTCTTCTAATGGGACATAATGGAAAGGGGAACTATGCCAACCGGTCGGGGAGCAGCCGGAGCCGTTAATCGGCTTTTTAAATCCCCATCAATATTACGTAACGTGATAGGAGAAACAGAAATGTCAGCTAATGTGTGGAACATAAATGGATTTGTTTTACAACCATGGCAAGGATATTCATTGATTGCTGTAGCTCTTGTCACGATTTTCTTTGCGGTTTTGATTATTCGGGACTTATGGAATTTGTAAGGAGATGATGCATTGATCTGGTATTTCCTGGCCGGATGGGTATCCGGTGTTGTTGGTACGGTGATGTTCGCAGGATGGTGGTCCGAAAGATATTCGGAAAGTATACATGTAAAGTTAGAGGAGATGAAGAAACAGAAAAATGAAACTGGACATCATTCGGACAAAGACGTGCCTGGTGATTGAAAAGGACGGCAAATATCTGGCCGGTTACGGAACGTTTCTTGGCACGGTTCGATGGGACGATCATCTGAGCAATGCATGGACAACAAGGGACAAGGAAAAGGCGTTGCAGGTCGCAGATGAATATGGTGGCACATTGATGTTATTCAATCCTATTTTATGGAGGACACAGAAGTTATGAATGAACAAGAGTACAACATTGCAGAAGGAATTCGTAGAAGCGATCTTTGGAAGATGGAGGACAGCCCGGAAAAGTTTAAATATTTTCTAGAACATCCTGTAGAACAAACGCCTGCAATGGTTTTCGGTAGCGCTTGCCATAAGATGGTCCTGGAACCGAAGGACTTTGGTGCAGAGTACGCGATTGCACCACAGATTGACCGCCGGACAAAAGAAGGGAAAAAAGCCTGGGAAGAATATCAGGAAGCAACGGCCGGTAAAACCATTGTAAGCGCTGAAGATGTTGAAATTATGCGTGAAATGGCAAACGCTATTGAACAATGCAAGCTCGCGAACAAGCTGATTTATGGGAAAGGCGAAACTGAACAGGCATTTTTCTGGACGGATCCGGAGACAGGAGAAAAATGCAAGATCAAGACGGACAGACTGGTGAAGTATAATCGTCGCTGGTACGTTGTGGATTACAAGACAACACAGTGCGCAGATACTTTCCGGTTTAACAGCGATATCTGGAAGATGGGATATTACTTTCAGGCCGGCATGTATACGGAAGGCGTGATGCATGCAAAGAAGCTGCGGAAGCGCCCTGGATTCTTGTTTGTTGCCCAGGAAAAGAAGGCGCCATACAGCGTGAATGTGATTGAGGTCAGTGAGGAAGTTATGAATGCTGGCGTGACGAAGTTCCATGAATTGCTTGGCAAGTATCATAACTGCAAAGTACTGGATATGTACCCGGGATACGTCAGCGATGTACCGAATGATGCATTTGTTCCCGGGTGGATGTTGAATGAATTAGGAGAGGAGATTTAAAGATGATTACGAAGGACCTTGAACACATGCGGCCGCTTAAAGGAGACGAGTACCTTCAGCGAGACAGTGAATACATGGGCGCGGATGATATTGCTGAAGGCATTGAACCGGTGCTGACGATTAAAAACATTTATCGTGGCAAGGTTACCCTGTCCAGAGGAAAAGAGATCAAAAACGTGTTGACGTTTGCGGAAGAGTCTGTTCCAGGGATCAGTGAGGTTCGCCCGCTGATTGTTAACAGCACAAATCGCCAGACGCTGAAGCGGCTGTACAAGCAGGTAACTGCTAATGCACTAGAAGGGAAAAAGATCCAGCTATGGATTGAGCACGGCGTAAGAAATCCAAGCAAGAATGAATTGACGGATGGAATCCGTATTCGCGATTTTATCCCGAAAGACGGAAAGGCACCAAAGACTTTCAAGTGTGCCGAATGTGGCAAAGAAATCGTTGGTGTCAGTAACTTTACGGCAGAACAGATCGTTGCCGCAAGCAAGCAGAAATACGGGAAGCAACTCTGTGTGGATTGTGGACAGAAGAAAAAGGCAGAAATGGAAGCCGCTCAGGAATCTCACGAAGAACAGCAGGACAACCTGGCTGCGGAACTTATGGCTGATGCCGAGTAACAAGGAGGAAAAGAAATGGTTAATCATCTGGTTATGCAGGGACGTATGGTAGCAGATCCTGAACTGAAGGAAACAAACTCTGGAGCAAAGGTGCTTAATTTCCGGATTGCCTGGAGTGAAAAGTATAAGGACCGTGAAAACAATGAGAAGGAAAACAAATGTTTTCTTGAATGCAAAACTTTTTCAGGACAGGCAGAATTTATCAGCAAGTACTTCAAGAAGGGGCAGGAGATTGCCGTTGAAGGAAAACTAAACACTGAAGAATGGGAAAATCAGGACGGGCAGAAACGCAGCAAGATTGTTTTGCTCGTATCTAATACTCATTTTTGTGGTTCAAAGCAGTCTTCTTCCGGAGACGTGCAGCCAAACATGACACCTGTAAACATGGACGGAGAACTTCCTTTTTGAGGAGGTGATGCCACATGTGTTCTGAAGATTGGAAACCGATCCAGGAACGTCCTGTGATATAGCATGATGCGGTGGCGGAATAGACATGTGAAAATCAAGATGCCGAAGTAACCGGTGAGATCAGAAACATGGTAAAGTCGGCTGACCATGGCAGCACTGGACAGGTAAGCCAGGAAGACAATAGTAGACGCAGCTTGTTGGCTGGCGGCAGGATAAAACCAACATACGTAATAGCCATGTGAGGTGCAAATCCTCACCCGCATCATGAATATTTACTTCGGATTAAGGATGGTGCAGAGACACAGCATCCGAAGACGAAACAGAAAGGAGAAAACCATGGAGGAAATCATGAAGGAAATCAAAATCGTACTCATTAAACACCCGAATTGTGGCGTTCAGTATACCTTCCGGGCACCGGAAGGTGTTCCGCTTCATATTGGTGATTATGTCCTGTGCAAGACAAAGAAAAGCAATAATGAAATCGGGCGGTGCATTACTCCTGCGTTCTGGATCAACGAGGAACAGCTTTTGAACTTTTATGGCCGGACATTCAAGGATCTGAAGCCGGTTGTCGGAAAGATGGAAATTGAGATGTTCTACGACAAGCTGGAAGAGGAGTGATCCTGTGCAGAAGACAGATAACCGGACCGTTGGTGGAAGATTTGAGCAGGAACTTGCCGAGATTCTTTATCAAAACGGGTTCTGGTGCCATGTTATGCAGCAGAACAAATCCGGTCAGCCAGCAGACATTATCGCAGTGAAAGGAAAGTTCCATACGCTGATCGATTGCAAGGTTTGTGAGAATAATACTTTTCCTTTTAGGCGCGTAGAAGAGAACCAAAAGTACGCTATGCGAATGTTCACCAGGAGGACCGGAGAGCTTTGCTACTTTGCTTTGAAAGTAAACATTTCAGGCACTGATGAAATTCGGATGATTAATATTGAACGTATTGAGACGTTAAAGCATCGTGGCAGAACTCAGTTGACAGAAAAAGATTTTGAACAACAGACATGGTCACTGGAAAAGTGGCTGGATTCCAGCGACGTATGGGGAGACGATGTATGAACACAACAATAGCAAACCGAATTTTCATTGAAGATCCTTCGGATGAGGTTGTGTCCTGGGTAAAAGAAAACCTGCGATTCCCAAATCCTGAATATGAAAAGAAACAGCGTATGGGATACTGGGTTGGACGGACGCCGAAGGAGCTACGGCTTTTTGAATGGAACGGGAACACGCTGATCCTTCCGTTTGGTGTTTGCCGAGAGATCATGCCTCTGCTTAAAGGAACTACACTTTACACTGACTTCAGACAGGATACGATCATCAGCTATGGCGGTAAAAGCATGGCGTTGTATGACTATCAAAAAGAAGCTGTCATTCGGATGATCGAAGCAAAGTACGGAATCCTGAAAGCGACAACTGGATCAGGAAAGACGCAAATGGGGATTGCACTGATCAAGGCCTTTCGCCGCCGCGCATTGTGGCTATGCCATACGGCAGATCTGCTGAACCAGAGCCGCGACCGAGCACTGCAATACATGGACGAGAACTTGATCGGGACCATTACGGAAGGGAAAGTAAACGTTGGCTCAGGCGTTACGTTTGCGACTGTACAGACCATGGCAAACCTGGAACTTACACAGTACCGAGATTACTGGGATGTTGTGATCGTAGATGAATGCCATCGCGTAAGTAGTTCTGCAACGTCTTTTACCAGGTACGAGAAGGTTCTAAACCATCTGTCTGCCAGGCACAAGATCGGATTAACGGCTACACCGGCTCGAAGTGATGGCTTGATTCGCGCAACATTTGCATTGATCGGGAAAGTCGCTTATGAGGTGCCGGATGCAGCCATTGCGGATCGCGTTATGAATGTTAAGGTGTATGAAAAAACGACAGGGATTAAGCTTGACGAGGATAAGTGTCTGAATCCAGATGGCACAAAGAGCTACGCAAAGTTGATTGAATACATTACAACACATCCTGACCGAAATAGGCAGATCGCTCGTGAGATTATGAATTGCAAAGGGCATAGCTGTTTAATTCTTTCAGACCGTCTCAATCAGCTTGAAGCGATACGGATGCTGTTGCCGTACGAAATGCAAGAGGAGAGCGCATTTATCAACGGAAAGATGACCAGCAAAGAAGCAAAAGCTAAACGTGAACAGGCAATTGAGAATATGCGAACAGGGAAGTATAAGTATTTGTTCGCGTCATACAGTCTGGCAAAGGAAGGACTTGATATTCCATGCTTGGATAGATTGTTTCTTGCAAGCCCGGCAAAATACAGCACCGTAATTGAACAGGCAGTTGGTCGGATCCGTCGTACGGCTGAAGGAAAAGATATGCCAATCGTGATGGATTTTGTGGATGAAGACATTGACTATTGTATGAAAGCCTATAAAGAAAGACGCCGCAGCTACAGGAAAATTGGAGCAGTTATTGCAAAGGGGTTTTAATATGAATCTTGTAAGGTTGATGGATACTAGTGGAAAGTTTGTTTATATTAATCCAGATCTTATTCGATGGATTACAGACGATGATGATCCGGACAATCCGATAACGACAATTAGTTTTGTTGGTGGATGTTTGTATGTTAAAGGAACAATAAACGACATCATCGAACATATCCGTTCGCAGCAAAGATATGAATGCATTAGTGTTAGCGGTTGACAAGATTAAATCATCTGTGTCTGCGCTGGACATAGGCCAGGCGCTTGGCCTTGAAATCCGACACGGAAGATGTCAGTGCCCAATTCACGGCGGAAAAGATTTCAATTGTGTCCTTTATAAAGGCGACCGTGGATACTACTGCCACGTTTGTAAGTCCGGTGGGGATGTTATTAAGTTTGCCCAGGAATATCACAAAACGTCGTTCAAAGATACCGTAGCGTGGATAAACAGTGCCTTCCACCTTGGTCTGGATCTTGACGGCAAGATCGATCCGGAAGAATCAAGACGCGCTGAAATGGCTGTTAAAATGCGAAAGGAAGCTATTGAGGCGGAAGCATGGAAGGACAAGATGAAATTTGATTTGTTCCTGGTTGCGGATGAAATTCTTTGTAAGCTTGAAGAACAAAGGGACAGAAATGTGCCGCAGACGCCGGATGAAGCGTGGAACGAGCAGTTTTGCCAGGCAATAAAAACCATACCAGCTGCAAAGCGATTCGTTGAAAACTGTTTAATGGAGTGTTGCAAGCATGGATGTACGAATTGAGTTGATGGACTATGAGGAAAGAGATAAAGCATTTGAAAATCCTCGTGTAGTAGTCAGAGATTCAGGGCCAGATAGTGATATGGTAAGAATAACGATTGGGGATAAAACGGTGAAAGTATGCGGAAAAGAAATTACGGAAGCAATTACAAGATGTATGAGAGCAATGTGGCCTTATTAATTGTTGTGGGAGTGTTGAAAAAATGGACATTGAAAATGTAAGCAAAGGGCTGATTGAACTTAAACGTTTTCTCCCATCAACCATGTGGGAACCGATAGACGATGCCATTGCCATGCTGCAAGCGCAGAAAGGGATTGAACCGACAACAGACGAATACGGTAACAAACGGTGCGGTAATTGTGGTTATAAGTTGCAGAGCATAATGAACCCAGATTTGTTTTGTTGTGTTTGCGGAAAGCCGGTGAAGTGGGAATGATTCAGATTGATATGCCGATGCCGGAGAAATGTGAGGATTGCATTTTCTGCGGTGATAGCTGCAACTGTGTTGCATCAGAATATGACGGAATCGGGATAAACGTTGGATGCGCTTTTCGGACAGGTCGGCGTGACATTCGGTGCCCGCTGAAAGAGCAGGAAGAAAAAGAGTTTCAGTCCGATTCGTATTACATATCAACAGATCAGAAATTTCATCTGACCTGTCCGTTCTGCGGACATAGTTGGTGGGAAGAGAAACCGTTTCCTCCGTTCTGCCAGAAATGCGGTAAGGATATCACGAATCAGGCAACTATTGGATGGAAAGAAATGGTTCATCCAGACGAAGAAGCAATGGATAAGCGGGATGCTTTTCTGTCCGATGAAAACGGGGAAAGATTGAATAAAGCATTTCAATCTCTATGGGGAGATGATTAAAAGTGGCTGAAGTAGACCGGCATCACAATCGCATTCATCAAAAATGGTTGCGGCTCAAACCAAATCTACACCGTTGTGCCTGTGGTGGCATTGTCGGACTTAATGAGTCATTAACCAGACGGTTCAATAAGTATTATTGCGAATGTGAAACTTGTCACTGGACAACAACGAGAGCCATGACTATCAGAGGTGCAATCCGTAAGTGGAATCAGAATTATTATGATGCCGTCAAAAATGGGTACAAGACTTAAAGTGCCATTATCTGACTTAAAGATAACGCAGGAGTTGATGAAATGGGCAGGGAGAATGTTATAGAAGGGCTGGAAGCAATGCGTGAGTTCTTCGGATTCGGATTACCGAGCCAAACGCCAGTATTTGAAGCGTATCAGAACATTTTGACGGATGCTCTTGAACTGCTGAAAGAGCAGGATGTGGTTGTTCACCCAGAATCGTCATGCGTAATGACTTACATCACGGATTGTTGTTGTGATTTGTGCGGTGTTCAGTTGATTCGTGAGGACAATTTCTGCCGTTGCTGTGGGAAACGTATTGAATGGGAAGGTCGGTGAAGTGGGAATGACATTGCGTGAACTCAAAAATGCGATTGATACAGCCTTACAATTTGAAAAGAATCCAGAGAACATTGATGTTGTTATCTCAACGGAATTACCGTACATGACTTGCGGTCAACGCCCGTGTATGAATGTAAGGTATGTTGGCATGGGTTTTGATTGGGAACATGGGCAGTTCCGAATCGAGCCAAAGGAAAAATTGATGGCAATTAAACATGATGAACCACAGATGGTAATGGAATACAGAGGAAATTATCATTGTCCAAAATGTGAGTACATGATTAGCCAAAGGAAAAAACTTGATGCCATCCGGTTTTGCAGTAAGTGTGAACAGGCGGTGAAGTGGGAATGAGCCAGCAATACTTTATCTTTTTCGGCTTGGTCAGTGCTTTCATTATTGCGCTGTGCATTTCCGTGTTTGTAATCGTCAACAGAATCTATTACGAAGTGTATGAACTGAAAAAGGAGTTCAGACGATTTAGGGATGGAGAACAGTATCAATGCATCGTAGAAAATCCTGTTGTCGGTGTGAAACTTAATCCAGACGGAAACTGGACTGAAATTCGTGCAAATGATACGCACATAGATAACGGCAGGTGATGCCGAATGACCGTAACTGATACGTTTGATAAACGTTGGAGTGTACCTCAGATATGTTGCCCCGGAAACGGGGTTGATGTTTAAAGGTAGGTGAAGTGGGAATGAAAGAACGAGTTCCAAGGATGTGTATTACCTGCAAGCACTATGAACCATACTACTGCACTTTAAATGAGGCAACTATTGGTTATCTGTACTGCCAAGAGCCAGTGAAATGCAAAGCATGGAGACTGCATGAAAATTATAAAAAGGGCGGCAAATGGTACGATAGTAGGCCGGAAAAAGAAAGGACGGAGGAGTGAATGGATTCTAAAGACAGACTTTACGATAACGCAACAAAAAATTTTGACATATGTATTGAAAAATACAGTCAGAAGGTTAAGAACATCCTGTATGGAATGATCTTCCATGCTTACAACGAAGGCAAACGTGAAGGAGAAAAAACGCATGATGAGCAAGCATTTAATATTGGAGCAGAAGAAATGCTTGATGCTATCAGGCACTTCTCATTGTCACAAAAAGTATTGTTTACTGCTTTTACATCGGAGGAAATAGAATCTGTATTTCCTGATTGCGGAACTGTGGATTTTCTTCTGAAGGATGCAAAAGAGATTATAGAAAAAGCAGAAGAAATAAGAAAAAATCGAAACAACAATATTGCAAAACTTACCATTGCGTCGGATCAAATAGAAATTGGCGATGAAGTACAAGACCCAAAAACTGGAGCAGTATTTATTGTTACGGATTTGGATGAAACTTGTTGCATTGGCGGTATTGCTTCAGATGGCACAGTACGATTCTATGAAATGACACCGGATGATGTTAATTATCCAGTAAAAACAGGCAAACATGTTGACGTTAAACCATTTCTGGATCATATACGTTGAAGACTAAAAATTTAAAGGAAGTATTATCTGAAGGCGGTGAGAAAAACGTACACGGATCAGGAAATCTGGAAACCAGAAGAGTATGCTACATATCATAAAATGGTATTCAGATTAATGTTTGACTTTTTGAACGATCATTTTCCACCTGGTGAAAATAAAGAATGGTGGATACATTATGCTGAAGACGTTGAAAAAGCTTATACCAAAGCAAAAGGTGGACCTCTTGTAAACGGGATGCTTTCCGCTATCAGTGATTACCTCGATGAGGAATATAAGAAAAGGAGAGATGAGCATGAAACTCACGATTGAGAGAACAAACTACGGAAACTCGGGGCTTGATACAATGAAGATTACTGGCTTTACCGACGCAGAATTAAGCGAGCTTAAAAGCATGGAACATAATGAAGCAATGGATGCGCTGATCGATATGCTTAATTACAGAAACGGAAACATCGGTACAGCCTGGAGATGTGGATACGGTGTGTACGGCATGTGGTTTGATAATGAAGCGGCATATATGAACATTGGGAAATCATGCGATTAATTTTTTACTTAATCGAATCACGATACGCAATAAGGAGTACGCCAAACGAGATGAACATTAAGGAATATGACGTTTACATTGTGCAAATCAAGAACGTGTTTCTGGTTGGTATTCCTTATGAAGACACCGGTGTATGCCGATTGTCAGACAGTCCATATGATGCTGCACAATTCAGTTCACGTTCTGATGCAAGGATGATTGCCCGGATGGCTGGTGGTACAGAGGTTCTCTTTAACCCTATAACCGGAAAGACGTTTGGAAGAATAAAAGGAGAAATAAAAAGTGAAATTTGATGAGAAAACAGGCGAAAAAAAACCAGAAAGTAGAACAGATGAGATCAATATTTCTATTGAAAGACTCCACAAAACAAACAAAGAGAACAATGGACTCCTGGATAAAAACGTTGAACGTAATGTTCTGCTCATGGATATCAGTGTTAGTCTTGGTTTGCTTGTGGATATATGCGGAGCCATTTACAACAAGCTTGTGGGCCAGGATGATAGTAAATAAAAGGGGAGTATTGCGAAGTAAATGACGATTCAAGTGAGGGAATAATATGGACAATCAAACAATAGCAAAGATTATAGAAACTCTTTGCAATATAGCAGAACGAACAGAAATGTCAAAAGAAGAAACGGAATATTATGACATGGCAATAGGACTTGTATCTACTATGTCAGAAGAACAGAAGAAATGTAGACGGATACCTTACTCGCACGGGAGCAACGTTCAATGGACATAACTTGCACGAGTGCAAGTTTGTGCAAGTGACTTAAATACAACTTTGAATAAAAAGGAGTATTGCGAAATAAATGGATATCGGATTGATTGATGTAGACGGTCACAATTTCCCAAATCTTGCTCTGATGCGGATATCAGCATGGCACAAGGCACAGGGTGACTTGGTGGAATGGTGGTGGTCGGATCTGGTTCATTATGACATCGTCTATATGAGCAAAATCTTTTCTGATGCTTATTCTCCAGATGTGCCGGAGCCGATGAACGCTGACAAAGTGATTAAGGGTGGAACCGGATACTGCATCAGTTTGGGTGAAGACGGGAAGGAGGTGTTTGACCAGAGCAAAAACAAAAGCCTTCCTCCAGAGATTGAAAGGATGTTTCCCGATTACAGTATCTATCCGCAATTCGATTTTGCGGTCAGTATGACGAGTCGAGGATGTCCCCGTGGCTGTAGTTTTTGCCATTAGAGATGTAGCTGCAAAGGAAGGCAGATGTGCCGTGAAGGTTGCGGATGTGAAGGATTTCTGGAACGGACAGAAAGAGATCCGAATCCTTGACCCAAATATCACAGCTTGCAGAGAAAAGCGTGATTTGATGGCACAGTATCGGGAAACAGGGGCATTGCTTGATTTTACTCAAGGGTTAGATATCAGATGCCTTAATGATGCAGACATTGACGATATCAACCATATGAGATTGAGAACATTGCATTTTGCATGGGACAACCCAAAGGACGATCTGGAAGGACGGTTTCGGAATTTTGCACAAGGTTTCAGACGGAAGAGCAATATCGGAATGGTGTACTGCCTTACGAACTATAACAGCACGATGGAAGAAAACTTGTACAGAATCTATACGCTTCGGGATCTTGGGTATGACCCTTATGTGATGATTTACAACAAGCCGGATGCTCCGATTGAAATCAAAGATTTGCAACGATGGTGCAATAACAAGATAGTATTCAAATCTTGTCCTCGATTTGAGGATTATATCCCGACAAGGGACAAGTAAGCAATTTTGTAAAAGGAGCGTATCGTGAAAGATGAGTGGAGGAAGTTTGCAGTATTTTTACAGTGATCTTGATAGTCACGTTGGAGACTTTGGTGATAGGGAACTGGACGAACTCGTAAAGGATCTGGCAAATCTGTTCCATGATCGGGAATGGTTCCTGTCATCTGATACAGGTGAAGGTGCCTGGGTCGAAGCACGAGATGCGTTCAAGAAGAAGTGGTTCGGTAAGCACAGCAGAGATGAACGCATTGAAAAATACCTAGCTGAAATCAGAAAAGAAGTTCTGGATTCATTTGGCATATCAAATGCGTATTGCCTAAACTGTAAAAACTGGACACCAGAAAACAAGAAGGATTCTCCATATGGTACGTGCAGTTTGATTAAAAGTTGCCTGATGCATAGGCATGAAACCTGCGAACATTTTGAACAGCAGTAATTTATGAATTGGGGTGTTATAAAAAATGAAAGATCCTTATCAGAAAGCGTTTGAACAAATTTCAGAGGCCATACTCAAACTGAACAACAGGATTGTAGAACTTGGGAAAAGGACTTTGACAGTTAATGAATTTGAAGAGTACGTAAACGCAATTGAAGAAAAAGAAAAAAATGCTTGCAAGGAGGCACGCTATGATGGCGATTTAAAATCGTTCTTTTCGAAAGGAGAAGATAATGGAAATAGTAAGAGCAAGAAAGATCATTGATGGCCTGGCTCATTGTCTGCCTGAAACTGTAACAGAATCAATGATGAGTTGTGAAACATGCCCGTATACCAATGATTGTCACAAACATTATGCTGCGGTGAGATTGCCGATTGAAATGGTAGAAGACATCAGGCGGTTTGCAAAGGAAACTCTTGGAAATATAGTTACGATGTAAATTTGTAAAAAGAATTCGATGGCGGTGAAACTTAAATGAGATATCTTGTTTACACAGACAAAATCGGCCGGCACATTTTTGTTCGGATCGACAACAGACCAATTGACTGCTGTGGTTGGACAAGGTGGGTGAAACTGAAATGAAGGCGTATTGCTGCAGGCAGGACATTGACATGTGTTCAACGATTGTGTTCGCAGAAACAGCCAGCAAAGCACGATACATTGTCATGAGATCTGAGTTAATTGGTGAAGACCTGGAGTTTAAAGACATACATGTCCGGCGTGTTCCTGAGCTTGACAAGTACTATCGTGGGCAGACTGAGATGGATTGGTACAACGCTGAGGATCGACTTGCAATGGTACGTGATGCCGGCTTCAGATGTGACGAAGATAGTTTCGATCCGGATGAATGCAATGGCTGTTCCGCAAAAGAATACTGCGCAGCTTATGAAGAATATCTGGAAGATCAAAAGTATTGGGATGAGTATGACAGGTGTTATGAATGCCGTGGGCTTGGAGATGATTACATTGTAAATGACAATGGAGAGCTGGAACCATGGTGCGACCATTGCGGATTTAATCCAAATATAACTGGAGATGATGATAATGAGCAAACAGATTGATATCACAGATGAATCGTTTCAGTTTGGCACGTGGATGAAAAATGAAATGCATAAATTGGATTGGAATATTTATGATCTGTCCTTCGAATCCGGCGTGTCGGATAGTACGCTGGCAAACTATCTGAGCAATGCAAGACCTCCAAAGCTTCGGAACCTTCAGAAGATATGCCAGGCACTCGGGAAGAGTTTGATGATTATAGATGATCGATGAAAGGAGCAACACAATGGATACAGAAAAAACAATGAAAGGCCTTGAAATATGCTCCAATATCAAAAATGTTCACTGTGAAGACTGCCCATACATGGGAAAGTTTTGTGCTCAGAATCTTGCTAAGGATGCGCTTGAACTGATCGAGACACAGAGAAAAGAATTCCAGCTAAAAATGCAGCCGATAGTGATCTGCAATGACTGCCAATTCTACGTTAAAAATCCAGGTGAAACATGGAATACATGCATCCTACACAGTATCAAAACCTATGATAATAATTACTGCTGGTGGGGCTGCAGCAAATCAGATAATTTTCACAACACATAACCTATTGCCGTTTTTCATTTATTGAATTAAACAACGTTTCGTGATAAACTTACATCAATAACTATTAGACCTTTAGTAAGGGGGAAGACAATGATCAAAACCAACGCTACCGCTCATGAGGAAAATCAGAAGGCGGTTTTTCAATTTTGAAAAAGGAGGTGAGTTCATGTGTCAGAAGCAAAACAATTAATCCCTAACTGGACGTACGATGACTTTCTTTCTGAACGACCATATGAATGGCTGTATTCACAAAAGGATAATAAGTTTATGCTCCAGATCCTGCTTTCAAAAATGCAGGCCGTAGCTAAGGAACTTAAATTCACTGGGTTTATAAAAACTTGGAACGCTTATGTTGAAAGCAAATCCCCGAAAGCAACCATCCTCGGCAATAACCAAACCATGTTCCCAAAGCAACCATCCCAGCTTGATTGCGGAACATACATTGCTGATGAATACGGCGTTACCAGGATGAATGAAATGGGCGCAGATGTTGAGGTTATATCACATCCACTGATGCCAGTTCGCCGTGTAACTAATATCGAAACGTTCGAGGAAAAGCTTGAAATTGCTTACTGCAGAGGCCAAGATCCATGGAAATTTCTTACAGTCTCACGGGAACAGCTGGCTTCCGCTCAGAAAATCATCGGGCTCTCTCGTCAGGGAATCGCAGTTAACTCTGAGAACGCAAAAGAAGTTGTCCGATACATGGGAAGTTTAGAGTCACTAAACTACGACAGTCTCCCCAGGCAGGATTCCGTATCACACATGGGCTGGCTCGCAGATGGACAGTTTATGCCATATGTGAAGGATGTATCCTACGACGGCGATAGCCCTGAGTTCCTTCGCATGTACGATGAATTCAAGCCTACCGGAGACAGACAAACCTGGCTTGACTGTGCTAAGTCCATCCGCGCAGCAGACTCCGTTCCCGCTCGGATCGCCCTGGCTGCTTCCTTTGCAGCACCGCTCGTACAGATTCTCGGAGGCTTGCCTTTCTTCGTTCACTTCTGGGGTGAAACCGGATGCGGAAAGACTGTCGCGTTGATGCTGGCAGCGTCTGTATGGGGCAATCCGGACGTCGGCCGGTACATCAAGACTTTCTCCGGCACAAAGGTCAGCATGGAGTTGTACGCCGCTTTCTGCTGCAACCTGCCAATCTTATTCGACGAGCTCCAGGTGATCTCCGACCGCAAGACATTCGACGATATCGTCTATATGCTTTGCGAAGGCGTTAGTAAAGGTCGCGGAGCAAAGGAAGGCGGGCTACAGGTCCAGAAACGCTGGTCCTCTTGCATCATCACAACAGGAGAAATGCCTATTACCCAGGGCAACTCCGGCGGTGGCGCTGTGGCCCGTATCGTTGAGGTAAACTTCGGCGGAATACCGCTCTTCTCAGATGCCAGGGGAACAGCTAACCTCCTAAAGGAACACTACGGATTTGCCGGCAATGAGTTCATAAAAATGCTTCACAAAGATGGCGTGATCGATGCCCTTAAAGCCTTACAGAAAAAGTTCTATGCTGAACTGATGCAGGAAGATGTCCAGGATAAACAGGTGCTCTCAGCTTCAATTCTCCTCGCGGCAGATGCTCTCGCTACAAAAGGAATCTTTAAGGACAAACGCGCTCTATCCGTTGATGACATTAAAGGCTACCTCGTAAGCAGGGCAGAGACAGATATCAACCTCCGCTGCTATCAGTGGCTCATCGGTTTCTGCGCCGCTAACCCACGCCGCTTTGACAGCGAGGACCAGGCAAACGGCGAAATCTGGGGTAAGTATGACCGCGTGGACGGCTTTGACTGCCTGTTCATCAACCGTACGTCATTCGAAAACATCCTCAAGAACAACGGCTATTCCCCCGGAGCCTTCATTGACTGGGCTAAACGTAAAGACATTCTCATGCCTGAATCATACGGCCACGGAAACAAAAATAACCGCCTTACTCGCCGCGTTAAAGGCATCCCACATTACGCAATTAAGCTTCCCGAAGATGAAAAATCTGAGCAGGAAAAATATAAAGAATACGTGGAGGTGGATCCAGGTGATGACATGCCTTTCTAATCCAGATGTACGGAATGTACGGTGGCACTTTTCCGACCGTACACGGTCAAACCCTTATGCCATAAGGCTTAGAGGGTCCTTGTACGGAATGTACGGTGTTTAGACACACACTATATATATGGAGTATATTTTTTTCAAAAATGTAGAAAAAGTACGCGTGCTCGCGCGCGTAAGAGAAAAAACTTTCCGTACATTCCGTACATTCCGTACACGACATGCCTGAAACCCTTATAAATCAACGCTCGTAGACATGTACGGAAAATTGAAAATCACGTTTTTTCCGTACACGCACCGTACACGAAACACAGAATTGAGGTGATACACAATGAAAGGTCTTGGCCAACGTACACCCACTGACAAACTTATCCACCGCGTTCGCCTCATGGCTGACGCTGGCGGCGTACTCACTCGCGACCGTATTAAAACTCTCATCGAATCCGCTGACCGCCTCGAAGAACTCGATGAACGCGTCGCTATTATGTCAGAATTAGATTATAACTCTGGAGGTGATCCGATTGATCGACAAACAAAAACAACCTGATTGGTGGCGCGGTATCGCTACCCACATGTGGCGTACATACTTCACTCTCCTCCTCGATAACGCAGACATTAACACACTCTCTCCCCCTGATCGTAAATTCTATACCACATGCCACAATATCTTCTCATCTAAGTTCTCTCCTCACGACCAGGATATCCTCCGCATGTACTTTACTTCACCTTGGGGCGACGACCGCACATACGTCTCTAACTATGCAGCTACTCATAACATTAACCCTAAAATAATCTGGATGATCATTAAACGCGCTAACCGTACCGCAATAGAAGAACTTGGCCTTCTCGACAGAAAGGAGTCTAACAATGAATAAACAACCTATCTCTAACGAACAAATTATCTCAACTCAAAAGAAAAAACGTAACCGCCCTGATCTCGCTAACTTCGGCGCAGACCTATGCGAACCAGGCGATAACGCACGTGGCATCGCGTTCGCTCTCGAATCATTTAAAATGCCTAAGCTTGATTACAACAATATCCCTGCCGTACAAGAACGTATCCAGTGGTATTTCCAGCGCTGCTTCGACAACGACATGAAACCCGGTGTCGTCGGTCTCGCTAACGCTCTGGGCGTGGATAGACGGACGTTGTGGGAGTGGAAGAGTGGCGATAAAAGGGCAGTGCCTAATGCGGCACTAACAGACACGATAAAAAAAGCGTACGTTTTGCTGGAAGAAATGTGGGAGTATTACATGCAAAATGGTAAGGTATCTCCGCCTAACGGGATCTTCCTGGGGAAGAATAACTTCGGATACGTGGATCAGGTGGAACACGTTATCACACCTACCAATCCGATGCAGGACCTGGATGCGGAGGATGCACGTAAACGACTCGTGGACGCTATACCGGTAGAAGATGACGACGAATGACATACATGCAGGCGTAGATATAGTTCTACGCTTGTTTTATATATATCTATAATCTATATAATATATATTATGTACGAATATTATATATATATTACCTTAACGACGTGACAGGTTGCTCTCTTGTGTGATGAATTTGTTTTGGAAGGCAGCTGGTCCGAAAGGGAAGGAGCTGTGTATGGGCTACTCATTCCGGAAAAGCAGACGAAGCATAGGATTCTGCTTAACCGGATGAAACAATGCAGATCCTGCACGAAAATGCGGAGCGGATTATGGCCATGCTGCACAACTATTCGTAAAACGTATGTTTAGCGAATAGTTGAAACACTATATATTGTGTACCTCAATAGGAGAGGTACTATATAATCCATTTTGAATATTAATGCGCATAAAAGATTGAAGATATTCATTTTCCTGGGTGGATTGGGTGCATATATGCATGCGTGGTCTGACCGGAATTGCATATAAAAATGGGCAAAAAAAAAGCCCGTCCGGCCGAAGCCGGAGCGGGTAGTGAACGATCCATTAATCCAGGGTGATGTCCTCGACGATGTCGGCCTGATCGTAGATGCAGTACAGTTCGCCGCCGAGCTCCTCCGCCTTGTTCTGCATGGCGTATTCGAAGTCTTCGTACTCAGCGGTCGGATCAGCAATGGCCTTCCGGATCAGGTGGATACCTTCGTCGTTCTCGATGATGGCAGTATACAGCGTCTTTTCCATAGTTGCTTCCTCCTCATTATCTTTCCGGATAAGTTTCCGGATGTAGTCTTGTTTTGAACGGACGGATTCGAGCTTTGCAATGACGTCCGCGTCGGTGCGTAGGTTAAACTTCAGGTGATAGAACTTACAGTTTGCAGCGTCGTACTTGCGCTGCGCCAGGGTGCTGCTCTTTGGCATTGTGCGTCCTCCTCGTGCGATGGGTGGAGACTTATTATAATCTCCTGGAGCGGATCCGGTCAATCGTTCGCCTCCTTTCTGAGCTCGTTGTACAGGTGATGCGCCATCTCGTGTTTCAGGAACGGGCAGGCATCCAGCGCCATGCAGAACAAAACAATCATGAGGTTTGCTTTCTGCAGGCTCCATTGTTCCGGAGTGAGATTCCGAGCGAGCGCAACACCGAGTGCTTCATCGATGATCTCTTGGCCGACGTCGGATTCGTTCATCGTGATCTGGATGGCGTCCAACATCTTATTTACGAACGAGTCGTAGTCGTTTGCCAGGAGAATGCCATGGGTTTCACGGTAGCGGTTGACGTACTCGCGCCGGACATCTTCGAACGGGTCCATCTTTTCACCTCCTCGTCGTTTCGGTCCAGCGGTCGCTGTACTGACCCAGGGCAATGCGGGCACCGCGCTCGGAGTTGTAGGTCCGGCGGAGGACCAGCCCGCCCTGTCCGGTGCGAATGACCAGGTCGGACTGCCCGTTGCGGTGGGTGCGGATGCTTGCTGTGCATCCGTAGAAATCGCGGAAGTAGCGTTTCATGATGATCCTCCTTCTCCGGTCTGGTGCCGGCTACGAGAGCCGCCGGAGCGGCTCCCGGGTGCCGGGATCAGTCTGGTGTTCCTTCGTTCCAGGCTACGCAATATGGAGTCTTTTCTGGATCTACCTGTTCTCCTCTTGCGTCCATAGCTACCATCATCTCAGCGTGGAACTCCATCTTGGTGCTTGAGTGGCTTCGAGGCGTACAGTGGAGCAGGACGCCGCCATGCTCTTTACGGAAAGCTTTAGCCTCCGCCTCGGTGCTGAAGAACTTGTTGTTGTACCTCATTTAATCTCCTCCTTTTTCCCCAGCGTCTGGCGCTGGCTATGAGAGCCGGGGCCCGGCTCCCATGTGCCAATGTCAGAAACCAGCAAGCTCAATCAGTTTCCCGTCGTACAGTTCATCGTTGTGGGTCATATGCTCCCACTTTCTAACGTCCTCGTTTTCGCCGGTGTAGCCGCACAGGCTTACTCGGTTGGGGTAGATATTGAAGTGAGCGTAGTTTCCTGAGCCGATTTCAATATCCGCCATATCGCAGCGATTTCCATAGTAGAAATGATAGACTGTGCAACCTGGAAACATGTCTGCGGCGACATTGTTAAATCTTTCGATCATTTCCTGAAGCGCCTCGGCTTCATAACCGTTTGTCTTGGTCTCGATCTTGATGCCTTCCATAACTTCTTCCTCCTTTTTTCTCCAGCTGGCGCTGGCGGCGGGGTCTCCAGCGGAGGCCCCGAGTGCCAATGTCAGCGATTACCGGTCACTTCTGCCACCGTCTGGCTGCGGTACAGATGAAGCCGAAGCAGTCTTTTTCACGGATCGGAGCGCCGAACCAGGTCCTGCATCCGAGAAGCTCGTCGTCCTGGATCTTGGAAGCGCGGGCGTAGAGGTGGAACTGATGCGGTACCTTTGCGTTCGGAGCGTTGAACAGCTTTGGCCATTCTGCTTTACAGAGGTCCTTGGCTTCCTTCGCGGTATTAGCCATACAATGGAAGATATAATCCTTTGTTTCCCGGAAAGCGAAGGACTGGACGTCGAACGTTACGCAGTAGATCTTCATGTTTTTTCCTCCTTTTTTCAGCGTCTGGCGCTGACTGCGGGATCTCCGGCGGAGGTACCGAGTGTCAGGGTCAGGAACGGTTTGCTACGACCGTGAATGGCTTGTGGGCCAGCAGGCTGATGAGGTAGCTTGCGCTGACGTATCCGCATCTTGTCCCGTTGATGTACTGTGTGAACATCCCGGAACCGGAGGAGTAGATCCCGTCCTCATTGATCATATGGGCCGGATACCATTCGTTGCAGCCTTCCAGGATGATTCCACCGGAGCGGGTTGCATCCCGGAGAACCTCCGCCACCTCGTCTTCGAACAGGTCGGTGTAGGTTGTCTTGCTCATATTTTCCTCCTTCTTCAGTGCGATGGCACTGACTACGGCATCCGTGATGACCGGGTGCCGTCTGTCAATGTCACTTGGGTTAGCCGGCGATGCAGGCGGAGGATGTCCACCAGTCAATCGCTCTGTCGATCTCGCTGCTCGGGTACTTGTAGATCAGCAGCCGCTCGAGATCGGCTCCGTCGCGAAGGTATCCGTAACCGACGCCTTCACGCTTCGGATCAGGGAGTTGCTCGCATCCGGTCGCTGAGATCAGGAATCTGGATTGCTGCGCGTTCGCTGTGCGGAGGCCCAGGATCGTGGAGAAGTTGCACTTGAGCGGGGTCGGGATCGTTTCGGCCAGGATGTTCTGGCTGCATGCGATCACATGGACACGAGCGGCTCGGCCAACCTGGGCGAGATGTTGGAGGTTGGGGAGTGTCTGCTTCTTCAGCGAAACCATCAGATCAGCGAGCTCGTCGATGATGACGTAGATATGCGATCCGTTGTACTCTCTGATCCTGTTCTTCTGCATCAGGGCGAACCTGCGGTCAGTTTCCTGCGCGGCCCAGTTCAGAGCATCGACGATCTCGGCGTGCTCGGATGCGTACCGGACGGTGTGAGGAACGTCTGCGTACTGGACAAGCTCGACCTTCTTGGGGTCGATCAGGACGAACCGGCATTCGGACGGGGCCTTCGTCATCAGGAGCGAGTGGATAATCCCGTTCAATGCTACGGATTTCCCGGAGCCGGTGGCCCCTGCGATCAGCAGGTGCGGCCGATCAGCCAGTCTCAGGAATGGCCTGTAGAACTTTCCTGCAGGCGTCCGGTAAGCTTTCGGAACCGAACGAAACATGTTTTTCCCTCCTTCTTGGAATAGGTAGGCACCTATCACAAGGATAGGATATCACGTATTGTGATATCTGTCAACACCTATTCCTGCTTTTTTCGGTGCCTGGCACCGACTGCGAGATCCGCCAGAGCGGGTCCCGTGTGTCGAGGTCAGGTTATTTCCCAGATTGGTTCGCATTTTAGTTGGTATTGCATGAATTGTTCGAATGTTTGAGAAGACCGGTATTCTTCTGTTTCTTCGTCATAGATTGAGCGGAAGAAGCTTTCATAGTAGTACCATTCAGCCTCTGCATCGTAGTACACTTTTTGATACTCGATATCGATATATGTGATATCATTCACGCTATATATCAATTTCGGGATCTGGAGGCCGATCTTGAGCGAGATTAGATCCTCTGTTCCGGAATACATAACGGTTTCTGATATAGTGTCGAACACTCTTACAATCCCAGAGAGCGGGAGATCTTTGATTGGTGCTCTCATTCTTTTTTCCTCCTTCTTCAGGGCCTGGCCCTGACTACAGCATCCGGAGCGGGTCCGGGTGCTGTCTGTCAATGTCAGGCAATCTGCAGCCGGTACCGGAGCATGCCGGCATCCTGCAGCGTTGCGTACACTTCTGCGCGTTCGTCCAGCCGGGACAGTTCCGCATTGTCTGCGATCTCATCCACCGGAAGGAACCGGAGCGCGTCGGTGAAGCTCAGACGGTCCTCATAGGTCCAATCTTCCATTGTTCTGTCCTCCTGCTTTTTGTTGGGGCCGTAGCCCCTGACCTACATCCGCCGGAGCGGGTGCAGGTCAGGAGGCCCGCCGGAGCGGGCTGGTCCTGTTAGGTGATCTTCAGTGGGCGGCTGGTACTGGTCTTCAGGTACGGAGCGAGAGCCTCCGCCGGGAAAGCCTTCTTGATTCCGGTTGTATCCAGGCGGGTGCTGGTCACTTCCCTATAGGTGACCTTGTACGGTCCGTATACGGCGGATTCAGTGGCGCCCATTGCGGCTTTGATTGCATCCGAAGCGGATTCAATAGCTGCATCTAGGTCGTCGCGCATGCGCTTCAGCTCCTGAAGCTCGCTGATTTTTTCGATCATCTCGCGGTTTTCCATGTTTTTTTCCTCCTTTATTTTCGGGGTCGGGCCCCGGGTCTGCATCCGCCGGAGCGGGTGCAGAGCCGGAGCGGCCGCCGGAGCGGCCGGAGCGGGTCAGTGCTCATTCACGTGAGCAGATTCACGGAACGGGCAGCCATGGCCGGAGCGGAGGCAGATATCACAATTCCCGGGGCATTTCCATTCACCAGGAGCGGGTTCCATGCCTTCCTGAATGCATGTAAAAGTGGGCATCTGGAACGGGTTCGGGCAGTCCATGCCATTCCATACGCTAAACATGATTGACAGGTTCGCCGGGATTGCATCCGCGCCATTGATTTCCATGAACCGGTTGACGATGGTATACGCTTTTGTGTACGTCCAGAATGTCCAGTCTGGATGCCTTTTTGCGATCCATACCATATTGCAAAGGTACTCATAATTGATAATGTCGCCGGACACGTGCCACCTGAAAAACTTGTTCCTGCGGTGTGTGTGCGTGATAAAGGCGTCAATCTGTGCAAACGTGTCGTCCATGTTCATGAACATCATGGCAGTATTTTCCGCCCGCGCGTTTACGACGTTCTTATACTGAAGAACAGCCTTCACGTCGTAACAATACGGGAGACAACCTGCACAGTTAGGGCAAGTGATTCCGGGCGCCATGCTGAAATTGTATACGCGGCCGATCTTTTTATTTCCGGCGGATATATGCAATCTCAATTCCGTGTATTGCGTCTTCATGTACTTATCAATCGCTGTTTTCAGGTTGTCCATGGCCTTTTTGATGCTTTCAACTGAATGCTTCATTTTCTTATCCACCTTTCATTGTTCGCCCTTGGCAGGCGTCCCGGATCCATGCTGCGCATATTCCCGGGACGCCTGCCATGCAGAGCATGGCAGGCGGAGGAAAAAAGCAGGATTTTCGCGGCGTTTGTACAGTCGTTCGAGATTGTTACATCAGCAGGGCAAGAATGCCCGCCGGCCCTGCATAGGGCCTATGATCCGGCCTGTGTCGCGGCTCCCGTTTATGCGCGTCGACTCTAAACGCGCCGGGCCCTGTACACTTTCCCGCGTTTGCTGTTCAATTTTCAAGGTACGCTCGCGGGGGCTTCCCCCCCGCCCGCCGGGTTAACCGGCTCGGCTTGCTGTGTTCCTTTCGACGGTTATAGTCTATCATGTTTTATTGATAATGTCAACAGTTTATTTGATATTTTTTAAAATGGTTAAAACGCAGTAAAATCAACGCTTCCAGCCGTTTTTCGATGAAAACGGGAAAAATAATTTTGATTTTTTATCAAAAAAATATTCTTTTTTGCTGCCTCCAGCTGCCTCCTGCCGCCTGCTGCTGCCTACTGCTGCCTGCTGCTGCCTGCAGCTGCCTCCTGCTGCCTCCTGCTGCCTCCTGCTGCCTGCTGCTGCCTGCTGCTGCCTGCTGCTGCCTGCAGCTGCCTCCTGCCGCCTGCTGCTGCCTACTGCTGCCTGCTGCTGCCTGCAGCTGCCTCCTGCTGCCTCCTGCTGCCTGCTGCTGCCTGCTGCTGCCTGCTGCTGCCTGCTGCTGCCTGCAGCTGCCTCCTGCCGCCTGCTGCTGTCTGCTGCTGCCTGCTGCTGCCTCCTGCTGCCTCCTGCTGCCTCCTGCCGCCTCCTGCCTGCCTCCTGCCGCCTCCTGCCTGCCTGCTGCCTGCCTCCTGCCGCCTCCTGCCTGCTGCCTGCCTGTTGTTTTTTGTTCCAGATCCGGGAAAATACCCGGGACAAAATTGTCCCGGGTATAGTTTTCGGCCATGGCTGCGGCCGAAGGGGGCCCGGGGGAAAATCAGCCTGGCCGATTTTGCCGCGTTACCCCCATCCGCCCCGAAAAAATAAAAAAAGCTTTACAATCAACAAAACGTGTGTTATTATCTAGAAAACATGATAACGATTGGAGATAGATGAAATGACTGTACAAGAGGTTGCCAAGAAGGTTATGAAGGATGCTGGGATGACGCAAACGGACGTCGCGAATAAGTGCGGTGTCGGACAGAGTTCTATTGGCATGTTTTTGAAGAGCAAGAGCATGAGGGTTGACAGTTTGCTAATGATTCTGAATGCATGCGGGTACGAGTTAGTTGTTAGGAAAGGAAACGGGAAGGGCTCGGAGTATGTCATTGACGGGAAGGAAGGAGTGCAAGCGGAGAATATAAAAGTTGATCCTGACGTATCGAATGCGATCAGGGCGATTGTAGCGGAAGAGCTAGCAAAAATAGCGACGAAGCAATAAAAGGCATACATAAAATGTGAATTTTAAAAAATCGCGAAAAAATAAAAAAGGCGTTTTTGTGAACACATTAATAACACAAAGCGTGATAATAAAAACATAAATGGAGAGGGAAAATGCCTGAAAGATACGTATTAAAGCAATATCAAGCATTGCCTTTGAAGGCGAAGGTAAGCATGAGCCAAGCCCGGATCAGGGAATGGTATAATCACTGGGATGGAGAAGTGTTTATTAGTTTCAGTGGAGGTAAGGATAGCACTGTTCTTGCGCATTTAGTACATGAGTATTATCCGGATGTTCCGATTGTATTTAGCAATACTGGTCTTGAATATCCAGAGATTAGGCAATTTGCTGAAAAGAATGGAGCAGAAATTATATCTCCGAAAATAATGTTTCCAGAAGTGATAAGGACATATGGATATCCGATTATAAGCAAGGAAGTATCCGAGGCAATAAGTGTTGCCAGGAGGATAAGAAACGGAAGTACAAAGCAGAAGGAGAAGAAAGGTTCAAAAGTTTCGTGGATTGACAGAAAGAGATCTGAACTACTTGGGAAAGAAGAGCGCAGGAGTGCATATAACAAGACAAAGTGGTTGGCCTTATGTATGGAGACTGGGTTTCAAATATCTAATAAATGCTGTTACGAGATGAAAAAGTATCCATTTGCAGCGTATAAGAAGGCGAAAGGGACACAGGCGTATGTTGGGACATTGGCGGAAGAGAGCAAGTTAAGAGAGCAAGCCTGGATACGAGGCGGATGTAATGTGTTTGAAGGTAAGCACAAGAGCAGCCAGCCAATGAGTTTCTGGACAGAGCAGGATGTTTTGATGTATATTGTTGAAAACGACATTGAAATAGCGAGTGTTTATGGCGAAATAGTTTGTGTTGATGAAGATGGAATGGAGCATGCTCCAATGCCTGGAGTAAAATGCAAAATGAAATGCACTGGGTGTGAAAGAACCGGATGCATATTTTGTGGATTTGGTGCGCATTTAAGGAATGGCGGTGAAAAGTTCAAGAATCTTGCGAAGACTCATCCAAGACAATATGAGTATTTGATGTATGGCGGAGAATGGATCGATAATCCATCTTATGATCCTTTTGCGCCAGAGTATGACGGAGAGTGGAAGAACTGGAATCCGAAAAAGATTTGGGTTCCATCTAAAAAAGGATTAGGGATGAAGAAGGTGTTTGATGATGTGAATGCAATTTATGGCAAGGACACAATAAAATACGAGTAATGAGGTTATAACTGATATGAATGGAACAGGACCATTAACCCAAGGCGAGAAGGATTTACTTGTCAGGAGTGTTGCGGATGCGGTAATGCAGGACGTATTGCGGCGGGAGGACATGGTTGAGATCTTGCGGATATGCAGGGATGCGTGTGACCGGCGGATCAGAGAAGTTCAGGCGGGGATGGAGAAGACACTGAAGAACTGAGTAGAGAGGAGATGAATGGATTGCGTAGGTTTGTAGGGATTCTGTTAGTGATTGTGTTGATGTGCTCGGTGGTTTGCGCATACGGGGAGAGCATGGATGAAGGATTTAGTACTATTCATGAGTATTGCAAGAGCAGTCTGGAAGGTTTGAAGACGGTATACAGTTTTTCGCCGGAGAAATTTGACGATGATTATATTTATTTGACGTACACGATCTGCAAGACTGACATGGCGTTGCAGGATGTACTGTATGCAGCGAAAGTATACAAAGCGAAGATGGCGGCTGGCGGAGCAGTTATTGTTGATAAGGGATCTATTGGAGAAAGTGAAAGGGGCTCGTTGCTGATCTATGAGACGTTAGGGAACAGTTTTAAGGACTGGACGGAAGGGAAGAAGACGAGAGAAGAGTTTCTAGAGCTGCTGATGTCGTTAGTGGATGTCACGTTGAGTGCGGAATAAGTCGAGAAGTAACGAGACGCAGTATTGCGGGGATGAGCCGGAAGGCTTGTTCCCGTTTTTTATTGGGGAGGAAAAATATGACTAGCAGGGAGTTTAACAAGTGGGTTGTTGAAAAGTTTCACCCAAAGAAGTGTCCGTTTTGTGGAAATGATAATCCATACCTGCGGGTTATTGGCGGACAGGACGGATTCAGAGATCAGTATTGCGTGATTTGTGATTATGACGCTGGCGGATGTGGCGCTGAAGGCGGGCTGCGTCATGATCCAGATGAAGCACTGGAGGCATGGAATCAGCGGAGAAGGGTGATGAGAGCATGACGGAGCGTGAACTGATAGAGCGGAATCTGGCGATGCATCCGGACGATCCCAGGGTGTATATGGATGCTGTTGCTGTGGTGTATGACGGGATACAGCGTGGGAAGACGGAACTGCGAGAAGTGAACAAGGAGTTGCGGAGAAGGATCTCTGCGAGGATGCGGGCTGAGAATCTGAAGCTAAAGGATGCAGAGGAACTGAATGACACGTATTACAAGAGTTTGCTGGTGGACGCGCCGGTAGATTTTGATGCGTTTATGCTGTACCTGGAGAGGAATAGAAAGCCAGCGGACAAGTTTTACGTTCCGAGGCGGAAGGTATTGCGGCCGATTGTGGAGGCGTTTCAGGAGGTATCGGATGGCAAACTGGACTTGCTGACAGTGAGCCAGCCGAAGCGGACAGGGAAGGCTGTGCCTGTAGACACGAAAGTGCTGACTCCGAACGGGTTTGTTCGGATAGGCGATCTGTCTGTAGGTGATCAAGTCATATCTGTTAGCGGAAACAGCACAACTGTGACTGGCGTATACCCGCAGGGGAAGAAACAGGTGTACAAGGTCACGTTTGGTGAAACGGGCAAGTGTCGCGAGTTTACAACGGTTGAGTGTTGCAAGGATCATTTGTGGACCGTGCAAACAGAAGAAGACCGTGCAAGCGGGAAGCATCGTGTAATTTCAACGGAAGATATGTTGAATGGCACTATGTACAGGGGCCATGACAGACATAGGAACTATTCTGTTGACTATGTTCAGCCAGTGCAGTTTGAGCCGTTCGGAGAACTTTTAATCAAGCCATACACGATGGGCGTACTTATTGCGGAAGGTGGCTTTACAGGTGGCAGCATCCGCATTTCAATGGGTGACGAACTGATTGTTTCCCGTGTTACGCATGAACTGCCAGACATTGTAAAGAACGTTGGGAAGTACGACTATGCCGTTGCCAGCAAAGAGAAAAGAACGGACGAGCACGGATATCCTGTCAAGTCATATACTGGACAGGCACTGGTGAAATACGGACTGTGGGAGAAATATGCATACGAAAAGCATATTCCGAAAGAATATTTGTACGCGCCGATTGATGACAGGATAGAATTAATGCGTGGTTTGTTTGATTCGGATGGAAGTGCGGTCAGCAATGGGTGCGAGTATTCCACTACATCCGAACAACTTGCGAAAGACGTTTGTTTCCTGGTCAGGAGTCTCGGCGGAAGATGCAGAATAACAAGCCGGATTGGAAGTTATAAAGTTAACGGAGAAAGAAAAGAAACCCGTTTAAATTTCAGGGTATTCTGCAAATTTCTGAACACAATCAATCCGTTCTATATTCATCGGAAAGCCAAAGCTTGTAATTCAAAAATGACGAAGCTGCATCATTTTATTGATTCAATTGAGCCAACAGACGAATATAAAGAGATGGTGTGCATTTCCGTTGCGGACGAGTCAAAGCAATATATTATCGGTGACAGCATGATTCCGACGCACAATACAACGGTTGGCACGTGGTTTGTATTGTTTCGTGCGGGGCAGGCGCCAAATGGGTCGTCGGTATGTTCTGGAGCTGGTGATATGCTGGTAAAGAGTTTCTATGCGGGGATGCTGGAGGTGTTGCAGCAAAAGGACAAGTATGCGTACTATGATATTTTTCCGGAAGCGAAGCTGGTAAGTACGAACGCGGATGATAAGACGTTTAACTTGAAGGAGCGGAAGCGGTTTGCGACGGTAACGTGCAGGCCGATTGACGGACAGATCACAGGATCTACGGAAGCCACGCCAGACGGGCTGATTTACCTGGATGATACGGTTAAGAATGAGGAAGAAGCGGTGAACCGGGACCGGCTAGATTTCCTGTGGGACAAGGTGCGCGGCGACATCCTGGGCCGGCGGCTGGAAGGATGCCCGATTGTAGCGCAGGGTACGAGGTACAGTTTGTACGATCCGATAGGGAGGCTGCAGGAAGTCGCGCCGGAGATGGGTTGGCGGACGAAGGTACTGGAGATTCCGGCGTTGGGAGAGGATGACAAGAGCAATTTTGAGATTGAGTTGAATGGGAAGAAGATGTTTACGAGTGCGTATTATCAGCATGAGCGGGAACTGGTGACGGAGATGCAGTGGGAGAGCCAGTTTCAGCAGCATCCTTTTGAATCGAAGGGGCGGCTGTTTCCGGAGGACCAGCTGAATCGGTTTTTTCAGTTACCGGAGAGAGCGCCTGATGCGATCATGGCGGCGTGCGATACAGCTGAAAAGGGCAGTGACAGTGTGAGCATGCCGATTGGGTATGTTTATGGGGATGAGGTGATGATTGCGGATGTGGTGTTCAATAATGGGACGCCTGAGCACACAAAGCCGGAGTGTGCGATGAAGCTTGTGAAGCATAAGGTTGGGCTTGCGCAGTTTGAAAGCAACAGTGCCGGAGAGTATTATGCCCGGGACGTTGAGGATCTGATGAAGAAGCAAGGCGGGAAGACGAGCATCCGGCTGAAGCGGTCCCTGGCGAGAAAGACGACGCGGATTGAGGTAGAGAGTGATTTTATTTTGAAACATTTTTACTTTCTAGATAGGTCGCTGTACAAGCCAGGCGATGAGTATGGGGCGTTTATAAAGGAGTTGTGTACATATACGCGGTCTGGGAAGGTGCCGCATGATGACGCGCCGGATGGGCTAGCGCAGTTATCTGAGATGATCCGGACGATGAGTGGGGGAAAGGTTGAGGTCATTCGGAGACCATTTTAGATGGAAATATCAAAAAGAGATAATAAAAACGCGAAACGTGTTGACAATTAACGGATTGAACTATATAATGTGCTTGATGAACACTGTTCTTCTTTTCTTTACGACCCATTAATGGGACAAGGACAATCACCAAGAAGAACAGTACGAAGGCGCTGAATAGCGAGGAGAGCCGCTATTCAGTGCCTTTTTTTACAGAGAAAAGAGAGGAGGGTCCGGTTTGGGAAAAAGCCTGGAGGTTTATGACGTGACCACGGCGGAGAATAACCAGCTGGATATCTCCAAAGACTTACATGGTCGTCGCGTGATTTATACAGGAGAGAAAGAGATTACCCGGAAGAACGTGATTGACGTGCTGATGAAGGCGCTGTCTGTTCATGATAAGAACCGGAGAGAGATCCTGTATCTTCAGAAGTATGAGCGCGGGATCCAGCCGATTCTGGAACGTACGAAGATGTACAATGCGGAGATTAACAACAGGATTGTTGTAAATCTTGCGAGCTCGATTGTTACGTTCAAGGAGTCTGAGTTTGCCGGAGAGCCGATTCAATATGTGAGTCGGAAAGGCAATAAAGGCGTTGAGAATGATAAGCGGGATGTTCCGGAAAAGGTTGCAGAGGTTAATGACATGATGCTTTCCGAAGGGAAGCAGACGCTGGACCTTGAGCTTGCACATAAGATGTTCATTAATGGGGTTGCGTATCGACTGGTTTATCAGGATGACGCGACTAAAGGAAATGAATATCTTGACGAGGCTCCGTTTGAGATCGCAATCCCGGACGTGGAGAACACGTTTGTCGTGCGGTACAACAACGCAAAGAAACCGGTAGTTATGGGTGTTACTTATGTTTATAGGGACCCGCCGGACAACAGCGTTGAATATACCGTATACACAAAGAACGTAACGTACACGATTGAAGGGATGCCATATGTGGTCGGCACGGATAGTGGGCTGAAGATCACGGACGAGAAGCGGCATAACTTCGGGATGGTCAGTCTGATTGAGTACCCGTGCAATCCGGACTATATGGGTGCCTTTGAGCCGGTGATTCCGCTGCTGGACGCGCTGAACCTGTGCCAGTCGAACAGGCTGGACGGGATTGAGCAGTTCATCCAGGCACTGATGGTGTTTGACGGCGTGGATATCAGCCGGGAGGATTTCCTGGAACTGAAAGATCTGGGAGCGATTAAGCTGCCGGCAACGCAGAATGGCGGGAACAGCAGTGGAAAGAAACTGTATTACCTGACGGAGCAGCTGGATCAGAGCCAGACGCAGACGCTGGTGAACGACATGAAGCAGACGATCCTGCAGATTGTTGGTATGCCTGGGATGAGCGATGGCAGCACGGGAGACAGCAGCAATAACGGCGCGGTGATCATGCGAAATGGCTGGTGGCATGCGGAAGGCCGGGCGCTTCAGACACAGAACATGTGGAAGAAAGCGGAGACGGATTTTCTGAAAGTGGTGCTGAAGATCTGCAATGACACAAACAAGCTGACAGGACTGAAGATCAGTGACCTTGAGCCGAGATTCTGGCGGCAGAGCTACGAAGATCTGATGGTAAAGACACAGGCGTTTGCAACACTGAGAACAAGCGGTATGCCGTCCATTCAGGCGTTTAAGTTCAGCCATCTGAGTCGTGATCCTGAGAGTGACGCGATTGTGTATGACGATTATCAGCAGATGCTGGCAGACGAACTGGACCGGATGAACGGTGTTCTGGATGACGGAGAGCTCCCGCTGAAGGAGAATGACACGACCAATCCGGTGTCATCGGATGGCATTCAGGCTCAAGCAGAAGCTGAAGGCGGCGGCGGATCTGGCGGCGGCGAGAAGCAGGAAAGAAGCGGACAGTGGGCGATCTGCCCGGTGTGTGGAAAGCGTTTCCTGAAGAAGGAGAGTAACCAGATTTATGACTCTTTGTCCTGCTCCAACCGTGCGAGACGTGGAAATGGCGTTAGCGTTGGGCGGTGACGGACGTGAAGAGAATAAACGTCTACGCCGCTTGTGATAAGGCCATTCAGGCGATGAACAGAGAAAACGTGGAAGCGTTTTGGCGCCTGAAGACAGCGAACTTTGACAGAATTAATATCATCCGGACTGTGAAAGAAGTGTACGAGAAGTCCGCAAAGCGAGCCCAGAAACGCTATTACGAGGTGGCGTTTGAGGCGTACCTGCTGGCCATGGCATTGTGCAGAATAGAACCGAAGAAGGCACATGCTATGGCAGAGAAGGCGATCACAGAAGAGTGGGTTCGCAAGATGCTGCATGATACGGACTTCATGACGCTGTATCGGTTTGATACAGAAATGGAGCGCAAAGCGTACAAGCTTGCGGAAGCGCTGGAAGTGGCACAGGATAAAGCGCTGGAGATCGATAAAGCACTGAAACTGTGGAGTCAGCAGCTGGGTCAATACGCGATCAACGCAACGGACTATGCTTTGATTGATGCGTTCCTGGACGCAAAGATTGAGGTGGTTGAGTGGGAAAGCGAGGCGGATGAACGGGTTTGCCGGGAGTGCATGTCGCTCGACGGGAAGAAGTTCAAGATTGATGAATTGCCAGTGAAGCCACATCCGAAATGCAGGTGCACATGGGTTCCTGTTCTGGATGACGAAGTAAAAGAGTGATTGCTTTCAACAGCGAAAGCTGTTTGAAATAGATTGTCAGAGAAGACGTTAAAACGCAAAAAGCCAGAGAAGGCTATAATCGCAAAACAAAGTGTCAGAGAAGACGTTAAAACGCAAAGGAGAAATGGTTTATGGTACGCAATCGCAATGGTTTCTGGATGAGCCCGAAGTTCATGTTTGCGCCGGATGACGGAGGCGGAAACGGTGGAGACGATCCGGCCGGCGGAGATCCTGCTGGTGGCGATCCGAGTGGCGGAGAAAACAATCCTGGCGGCGATAACCCGGATGGGAAAGGCGCAGAGGATACGAAGTCACTTGCAGCTGTTATTGAGCAACTGAAGGCGGACATGGCCAAGCAAAAAGCAGCGCTAGACGCGGCAACGAGCGAGGCCGGGAAGTACAAGAAAGAGCTCAGGGCAAAGCAGACGCAGGAAGAGATTGACGCGGCCAACAAAAAGGAAGCGGAAGAGAAAGCTGCGGCAAGGCTTGCAGAGCTTGAGCGAGAGGTTGCCAGGGCAAAGTCCACAAAGTCTGTTATGGCGAAGCTTTCGGTGGATGAAGAGGCGGCAGGAAAGATTGCTGAATGTCTTGCTGGGTGCGAGGACGTTGACAATGCACTGCTGCTGATTCAGAAAGCGTGGGAAGCCAAAGAGAAAGCGATTCGTATTGAGTTCGGTAAGATCCCGGGACCTGGTGCCGGCGGAAGCAATGAAGAGGATGCCGAAGAAAAGGCAGCAATCGAGATTGCAAAACGTCTTGGGCGCAGCCGGGCGGAGGCTGATAAGTCTATTACCGAAGGATTGAAAGGGTACATCCGGTAAAGCTGGAAGGTTCGGCCTGAAGGCTTGGACCGATGGACAATATTATTACTCTTTTGAAAGGAGAGAAAAGGTATGAAGTATACTGAAACTGCGGTTGGCGGCGGCGTTGAAATCCTTGCCAGCAAAGACTTCCAGGCGATTCCTGTGACTGTTGCTGCGCCTGGTAGCGGAACGGTTGTGAAGGCTGGTACGCCTCTGACTGCTGCTGGCGCTTCGACCACTGGCGCTGGCGCTGTCGGTGTTCTGCTGTATGATGTGGACACTGCCGAGAATCCCAATGGTGCTGCGGTTGTGCAGGGCATCATCAATGCCAAGGTTGCCCAGGCGCATAGTGGCGTGACTTATGTGTCTGCACTGTACTCTGCGCTGCCCGGGATTGTATTCCGGACGAACATCGGCGTGAACGGCCAGACAGGCGAGACCGGCGAGACCTAATTTGACAATTGGTGGCCGGCATGAAGACAGCTGTTTACTCAGGAACAAGAAACCTGTATCCGGATATGGTTACAGCAGCGAAAACGCTTGTAAAACACAGTTCCGTTGAGAAGATTTACTTCCTGATTGAGGATGATACATTCCCCGAAAAGCTGCCATCCATTGTCGAAACCATCAATGTCAGCGGCCAGCAGTTTTTCCCGCAAAGGGGAGTAAACTTCCTAACCCCGTTTTCCTATATGAGTCTGTTGCGGGTGTGCTACACAAAAATCCTTCCGGAGAGCATTGATAAGATTCTCCAGCTGGATGTGGACACTATTGTAACGGATGATATAGACGAACTGTGGGACGTGGATCTGGAAGGGAAGTGGTTCGCGGCAGTTGTGGAGGATAAGTCCACATATAAACCGTTCGGGCCTGTGTACTATAACATCGGCGTAACGATGTTTAACCTGAAACAGATTCGTGAGGACTTTGCGGATGATCTGATGATCTACACGCTGAATACGCGCAAGATGCCGTATATCGACCAGGATGCGTGGAATATGTACTGGCAGACAAAAGCTGTACAGATTCCAGGTCGGTTCAATGAAAGCCGCGTAACGCACCTTTCTGATCGTCCTGCGGTGGTTCATTACGCCGGGATTAAAAACTGGCAGAACGATCCGCAGATTGATCGGGTTGAGTATCTGGAAGAAGCGCGGAAACTAACGTGGAAGGAAGTACTGCATGGCTAAGATACTCATTGCGGTTCCAACCTTTGAAACGATTTATCCGGACACTTACAAAAGCTTGTGGGACCTGGATAAATGCGGGCATGAAACACCGTTTGAATCTGTTCGCGGCTATGATGTCGCAACGGCAAGGAACAAAATCGCCCAGAAAGCTATGGATCTTGAAACAGACTTTGTGCTGATGGTCGATAACGATGTTGTGATTCCTCAGAATGCGCTGAAGCTTTTGATGGAAGATGCCCGCGACGTAAACCTTGGGTATTATGCTCACAGGGGAACGGACAACATTTACAGGGGTAACACCTGTATATGCAGGCTCAAGGATTCGGAAGGCAAAGAGTATTACCACTATCCGTTGGAGAGTGTGTATTCCGCAACAGAAATGCACGCCATGGCGGAGGCTGGGGGCAGCAAGATTGAGGTCCATGGCGGCGGCATGGGATGTGCATTGATCCGGACAGAAGTGTTTCGGAAAGCGTCGCATCCGTGGTATGACTGGGTCAATTACGGAGATGCGAACAAAGGAATGCTTAGCGAAGATCTGTACTTTTGCAGTCTTTGCCGAACATGCGGAATTTCGATCTATGCGGACGTACGTGTCGGATGTGGACATTTGCTTCGGCATGTACAGTGGCCGGACTAAAAATAATTTTTTTAGACCGGAGAATCACGATACGTGATACAGGAAACACAATAACAAGCGAAAGGAGACAAAAATTATGAATCTTACCGAGTTTCGTAAGCTGGTAACGCCTACTGTTATCGCTGCAAACTGGACGGAAGCCCAGAGCAACAAGATTCCCTATCTTGGCGAAACCCTGTTCCCATCCAAGCAGAAGGCCGGTCTCGACCTGAAGTGGATTAAAGGCAGCAAGGGTGTTCCGGTATCCCTGATGCCCAGCGCCTTTGATGCGAAAGCTACGTTCCGCAGCCGGGAAGGCGTCAAGATGCTGGAGACTGAGATGCCTTTCTTCCGGGAGGGCTTCAAGATCAAGGAAAAGGATCGTCAGGAAATCCTGCGGATTAAGGAAAAGAATGATCCGTATATGAACGACGCGCTGAACAAGGTGTTTGATGATGCGAGCAACCTGCTGGAAGGCGCCCTGGTCGTTCCGGAACGGATGATTATGCAGCTGCTGTTTGCGGATAGTGGCAATGCCGGCATTACCATTGAGGCGAACGGCGTGAATTACACCTACAACTATGACCCCAATGGCGCATGGAAAGCTACCAACTACTTTGAAGTGAACAGTTCCTATACCTGGGACAAGCCGAATGCTGCTGACCCGCTGACGGACATCCGTACTGCGCAGGATGCGATTCGTGCCCAGGGCGGCGAAGGCACTCTGATCATTATGAACAATGAGACCTTCAAACTGTTCCGTAGCATTAAGGCCATTAAGGACCTGTTCCTAACCACGAACGGACTTGCGGTTGGTTATCTGACCGACGCGCAGATCATTACCGTGCTGAAGGACGCCCTGGGCCTGGCTGGCATCGTCGTGTATGACAAACAGTACAAGGACGAAGATGGCGTGACCCATAAGTTCGTTCCGGACAATTATGTGTCCGTGATCCCGAATGGCGCACTGGGCAACACCTGGCGCGGAACCACTCCCGAGGAAGCTGACCTGATGGGCAGTGGCCAGGCGGACGTGGTCATCGTGAATAACGGTATCGCACTGACCCAGATCGTGGATCCGCATCCCGTGAACATCAATACCTTTGCTTCTGAAATCGTTCTGCCGTCCTTTGAGCGGATGAACGAGGTCGCCCTGATTAAGGTGAAGTAATGACATTCCAGGCGGCGGTAGAGGTCATGCCGTCGCCTGGAATCCAACAGAAAGGGGAAACCATCATGTTGGTAAAGGCCAGATGGAACGTGAAAGATGCAAATGGATGGCATAAACCTGGAGAGGTTTTTGAGACAAGCGAAACGCTTGGTGAATGTGTTGAGATTTTGAGCTCTGGGAAAACCAAACGTTCTGCTCCGAAAGAAGAACCTGTAGTGGAAACTGTAGCAGAAGAAGTTCATGAAAATGAGCCTGAAGAGAAGGCGGAAGAACCTGTTCGGCAGCGGAATTCCGGAAGGCGCAAGAACGGAAAGTAAGGAAAGGAGATGGTCAGAATGACGATGGACAAAAAGATTGAATTGCTTCGAACCATGATGGGTGATATCGAAGATTCAGACGACATTCTGACTGTTTATCTGGACCTTGCAAAGCACAAGATTCTCAACCGGATGTACCAGTTCCCGGATGATTATGAATATGACGGGGACGTTGATGTTCCGGACAGATACGTTGCAATCCAGCTGAACATGGCGTGCTACATGCTGAATAAGCGTGGAGCGGAGGGCGAGATTCAGCACATTGAAAACGGCATACATCGGAATTACGGCTCTGCCGATATTCCGGAAACAATGCTGAACGACGTTGTCCCGTTTGCCCGGGTAATCCGGTAAGCGGGCAAAACAAGAAGGGGAGATTTATACGGGAAATCTCGATCTGATTGTTACACACTATCAGGAACCATGGAGCGTTGGGAAAAAGCTTTTTGATTCGATTGCTCTTCAACGAAGCATTCAGTTTGATGATGTGCGTGTGATTCTCGTAAATGACGGGGAGGAGAACAGACTTCCGGAGGAATGTTTTGAGGGTTATCCATATGAAATCCATCAGATCAGCATTCCGAAAGGCGGCGTCTCCAGGGCACGAAACGCAGGGCTTGATGTATCCGATGCCAGCTGGGTGATGTTCTGTGATTTTGACGATTGTTTCCAATCACTGTTCGGATTGTATCTGATCTTCTGCGAGATCGCTGAAGACAAATATGATTTGATCCGATGCGCGTTTACAGAAGAAACAAAAGACGATAACGGAACGATTCACTTGGTTGCCCATGATGACGATACCGTGTTTGTTCACGGGAAGGTCATGCGGAAAGAGTTCCTGAAAGCAAATGGCTTGAGATTTCATGATGCGCTGACCATTCACGAGGACGGGTATTTCAACATACTGGTGTATTCCTTGGCAAAAAGCCGGGATAAAAAGATCCAGACGTCGATTTATCTCTGGGCGTGGAATGAGGAAAGCGTGGTGCGCAAGGGACAGACTGATGACTATGTACTTGATACATATGATCATCTGATCCGCCAGCGCATTGCTTTGACCGATGCTTTTATCAGCAGAGGAATGGCAGAAGAAACAACGATAGCCGTGATTAAAAGCATTGTTGATGCTTATTACGACTTTCAGCAGCATGAATGGTGGCTTCCAAAGAACCGCGCCAGGAAAGAAAAAGCCGAACGATGGTTCTGCGCTTATCTGAAACGGTTTGCGCTGTACTACATGCAGGCAGATGTCCGGCAGATCGGCGAGATTGCAAACGTAGCCAGGGCCAGGAACGTTATGAAGAAGACCATGATTATGGAATCAGAAACATTAATGGAATGGATTGAGCACATCATGCGTGATGTTCAACCGATTCCTGTAGAGGAGCAAGGCGTGTGATATCCGCAAAGGTTGGTGGTTAAGAATGAGGCTTCTGTTGAGGAATTTGCAGGATGTGTACTATGCGAATCCAACCGGATGGACATATGCGCAGGATGCAAATGGTTTCAAAACAGGGGACAAGGAGGTTTCCTACAGCGAGCCAGTTAAGGTGAGAATGTCTGTGGCGCCTTCTCTTGGAACAAACAGTTTTGGAACACAAAGCCTGGCCACCATTGAACCTTACGGAATGGTTACCGGATACACACACCGAGCCTTTACGACGGACATGAAATGCTCTATGAGCGAAGAGTCCAGAGTATGGTATGGAATTACGCCGACAATTACCGTCATAGAAGACGGAGTTGAGCGTGAAGAACATGTTCCTCATAACTATGAGGTTGTCTACAAGACGGCTGGACTGAATCATCTGATTTACTACCTGAAGGAAGTGGATGTCAAATGATCAATATTGACATTTTACTTTCGACGGAATCCATTGAGGCCGCACTGATTGAGCTCCAGACCATCAAGGATATCCTTGAGATCAAAACAAACGAAACGGTTGAAATCATTGCGCGTGAAGCGGAAGACGTAGCAAATAGCGCATATGGAAACATGGTTTCGGCTGAGTCTGAAGCACACGGAAATGAAGCGATTGTGTATGTAAGCGGCGGAGACAAGGCCATTATAGCTGAGTTCGGCGCTGGATACGCAACGATGGAAGAGCATCCGTTTGCAGGGGCTGCTCCGGTACCGGTACATGTTGGATCCTATTCGGAAGAGCATGTTGGCGACATGCATGGCGGTATGTTTTTCCTTACTGACAGCATGAATCCTGGCGGCGGTTTTTGGGAATTCGGCGGCAAAAAAATGAGCAGTGTGGAGCCAAGACATGGATTGCTGGACGCTTATACATACATTGTTGAGAATGCGGTCCAGGTTGCGCAGGAGGTGATTCGGTTTGATTGACATTGAAAGCAAAATCGTTGACACGATTTTCAATGCCGTTACCGCAATCTATCCTGATGCAGACGTTACAACTGGTTTTGACGAGACAACTGCCATTTTCCCTTGTGTTGTAGTGGAGGAAACGGATAACACACCTGTGCAGAGATTTAACACGGATGACTGCGCGGAGAATTATACGAGGCTTACGTATGAAGTCAGCGTGTATGCCAACAGCATGGACTCTGCAAAGTCAGAAGGGAAGGCAATTCTTGCAGCGGTGGATGATGCTATGCAAGGCCTTAAATTTCGCCGGGTACGAAAAAACAAACCAATGAACATTGCCAGAACCATTTTCAAACAGTACGGCAGGTGGGAAGTCATCGTTGGGAAAGCCATCGTCGATGGAGACAACATCATATATCAGATGTATCGGAGGTAAGCGGCATGAAAAAGTGTCCTTACTGTGGTTTGGAAAATGAAGACAACGCTGCAAATTGCGGACGTTGCTGTGCCGGGCTTATGGAGCCCAAAGAAGATGAATCAAAACATGAAGAAGTTCAGGAAGAACAGATTCATGTTTCGAGAAAACGAATAAGGAGTTGATCATATGGCGCTTGAGTTTAACACGATTGGTGTCAAGCTGGGGTACGCGGTGGAAGCAACTGCCGGAACTCGTCCGACGTCCGGCTATACGAACATTCCGGATATCAAGAGCATCCCTGCGGTCGAACTGACGCCGTCCAGACTGGACGTAACAAATTTGGTCGATCGTTACAAAAGGTACATTAGCGGCGTGATGGACGCGGGCGATGATATTAACGTCGTCGCAAACCTGACGGCTTCCCTGAAGACCATCTGGGCAGCGCTGGTGTCCGCTGCTTCGTCTGCCTGGTCGTCCGGAAAGTCTACCTGGTTTGAAGTTTCTATTCCGAATTTTGATTCCTTCTATTTTGCTGGAATCCCGTCGGAGATGGGCTTCAACGAAATGGGTGTCGATGCTGTTGCCGAAGCTAGCCTGCATATTATTCCCAATCAGATTGCCGGCTGGGCGACAAAGTCCACGACCTAATTATTTATCCGCTTGTAATGAGGCAGGACAGCGGCATGTCCGTTTCTGGTGCCCGTATCATCAGATTACTGCCCATTACATAAATGAATCAACCGATACGGGAGGTAAAAAACAATGGCAAACAAGGAAATCAATGAACAGGTAAAACCCATTATTATTCACGACGAAGAGAATGGAATTGACTACACGCTTGAATTTAACCGAGAAACGATCAGGTTTGCGGAAGCCAGGGGATTTGACATTGACGATGTCAGCCGGTTTCCGATGAGCAAACTTCCGGAACTGTTTTACTATTCGTTCCGCATGCATCATAAAAACGTTTCCCGGGAAAAAACGGACCGGATTCTGTTCGACGATCTGGGCGGTATGCCGTCCGGTATGGCTGAACGGCTTGGCGCATTGTATGCCGCTCCGTTCGAAGCACTGACGAATTCGGAGGGTAAGCAGGCAAAAAACTCCAAGATGACGGTGGAGTTCTAAGCGACAGCGAGGAACAGGCACCGTCACAGCGGGTTACTTATACAGAAGTTTTTAATGATTTGTGCCCCATATATATGCTGTATGGAATGACGTACGACCAATTCTGGTATGGAGATCCATGGATGGCAAAGACATACGCACAGTACTATTTGCTTAAACGCAGGCAGATGAATGAGGAACTGTGGCTCAATGGGATCTACGTCGCCAATGCATTCCAAACAGTATTGGGGAACGCATTCAGTAAAAGGAAACTGAAATATCTCGAAAAGCCGCTTGATATATTCGAGAAGACTGAAGCAGAGAAACAACATGAGATTCGTAAGGAACGGCAGAAACTGATTGACTGGCTGAATCATCTGAAGCAGTTTTCGAACAAGAAGCAGGGAGTTGATTAACATGGCAAACCTTGAAACACTGAAGCTTACTATAAACGCAAATGCGGATAGTGCTGCAAAAGGGTTGAGCCGGTTAATGGACTCCCTGACTTCTTTGTCATCAAAGGTACAGCAAACGACATCCAAGCTTTCTGCGTTAAACAGAGAACTTGAGACTTTGTCAAAGAATAAAAGCATTAAGTTTACAGGGTTAGAGGCATCGACAAAAAAAATACACGAAAGTACAGAAAGTCTTGCAGAACTAAAAAGTGAGCTTACAACAAGCACCGGGACCGTAAAGGTTAGTGGGGCGAACGATGTTGCAGAAGAACTGGAAAATACTAACTCAAGGGTTGTTGAATGTAAGGAATCCATGGACAACCTTAGTTCTTCGACAAATAATGCAAGTAGCTCGATGGCAGGTCTTTCCGAAACAACGTCCAGTGTTAAAGAAAACGCAAGTGATGTTTCAAGCTCAATGGGAGAACTTTCGAAAAATGTTACGAGTGCGAAAGGAAATGTAGAAAAATCGAAATCTGGTTTTTCAAAATTTACAAGTGGATTAAAAACGTTCAAAAATACTTTAAAAGAAAGTATTCCGTTTCTTCAAACATTCAGCAGAATAATGCGAATTGCATCTACTATGTTAATTCGTACTGGAGTGCGGGCTGTATTTAAGGGCATGAAGGAAGGCCTAAGTAACTATTATGAATATGCAAAGGCTAACAGTCTTGAATATGCGAATAGCCTTGACCAGGTCTCTTCATCTTGGGCGACATTGAAAAATCAGATGGGCGCGTCCATTGCTCCTGCTATTTCTGCAGCATTGCCTGTTATTAATGCATTGGCAAGCGCAGCTACAACTGCTTTCAATGCAGTGAGTCAGTTGATTGCATTGCTCACTGGTCAGAGCAGTTGGTCAAAGGCAACAAACCAAGTTGCTGAATTTGGAGATGCGGTAGAGAAAACTGGAAGCGGCGGTGGAGGATTAAATGAAACTCTTGCGGCTTTCGATGAATTAAATGTGATTGCATCTGAATCCAGTGGTGGTGGTAGCGGAGCATCCGAAGCCGTAAGTGACTTTGAAAACATGTTCGAAGAGATGTATGAATTCGAAGGATGGATTCGGGATCTTGTCAATTTCATTAAAGACAATCTTACATCCATTGAAGGCATTGCCATTGCTATCGGGGCAGCAATTCTTGCATGGAAACTTGCAGATGCATTTGCTGAATCTCTTCCTATCCTTTCACAACTCTTTGGTTTAATATCTACTGGAGCAGTAATTGCTATAACAGCGCAACTGTCCTGGATGTTCAACAATGAATATCTGAAGACGGGTAAGATTGGATGGCTTATTGCCGATCTGTTCACAACTGCTGTTGGCTCTACGGCAGCTTGGGCAATTGCAAATCATTTTATCGGTGGTAATGCTGGAGCCTGGGCAGCTGTAATTACTCTTACGCTGAGTGCTGTTGCAGGGCTTACTGCACAGATGCAGGACACGGATGTAAAAGCATTAAGTGAAAAAGCTATAATAGATTCTATTGAAAATGCCTTAAAGTTTGGTGCAGCAGCATTTATCGTATCAAAATCAATTCTTCACAATAGTACAATGCTTTCACTTAAAAAGGCAGGAGGCGTTGCACTAATAACGCTTGGTGCTTCCATTGGTATCAAAGCAATTCTTGATGACGAGGTTGAACTTTTCTCTGTCGAATCTGTTAAATCCGCATTCTATGCTGCCGGACTTGTTGGATTGGGACTTTGGATGACAGGGGCAGGATGGGCAATTTCCGGTGGCGTAGCTTTGGCTGTTCTGTTGGCATACTTTGGAATAAAGGCACTTACATCAAAAAATAAAATTGAAGTTGATGATAATCTGATTCATCTGACAGAAGAACAAGTTAATCAGTATGTACGTAGTCATATGTTCACTGTTGATCCGGAAATCATGATTAAGGTTACCAGTGATAATATTCAATCTATCACTGTAAAATCTAAGGATATTGAAAATACTCTTTCATCTATTATTGGTACACTTAACGTTGTAAATCTTGGTTTAGCAACGAGCGATGATTATAGCACACTGAAAGAACAAATCGTTGGTTCTGACGGTACTGGTGGATTGATCGGGCAGATTACTTCATGGGTTGAAGAAGCAGAACAGACTGGGAAGCTTGTGTTGAAATTCACGCCTCAACTTATCGGTGATACTGAAGAAGAACAAAAGGCGTGGTATGTATCCGATTCTGAAGGCTGGAAATATATAGAAGAAGAAATGGAAAGAGTTGGTAAGGAACTCGCTGATCTGTTCACAAAAGCACAAAACGATGAATTGGTGAATAATGAGCCAGAACTTCTTGAAACGTATCTTAATTTCACCACTAAGGTTGCATCCATCATGGCAGGAACGGATTTTGCTACAAATGCACAAATCGATTTTGACTTAAAACTCAGCGATCTTGATCAGAGCAATATTAATCAAGCTCTTGCTGAATATGCTTCTTACAAAGATCAAATGACACAAGCTGCGGATGAACTGACTAAAGAAGAATACAGAGTTAAATCCACTATGATTGCCGTTCTGAAAGAAATGCTTACAATCAATCCAGACAGTGCAGAATTGCAAGCACAACTGGCAGAAGCAGAAGCAGGATTGGCAGTTATAAAAAAAAGAATGGAAAAAGGTCTGGATGATTTTGCTGATGAGCTTGCTGCTCCTGGCAGAGAAATCATTGCAGAGTGGATTAAAAACAATGCAGGAACTGTTAACAGCGATGATTTCAATAAAGAATGGATTGAATCACTATACGAAAGCAGTGGAATGGATTTCGGGCAACTTTTAACTGATATTCTGATGCAAAAAGGAACTGATATCTCTTCGATTGGCGTTGAAGAGTTCATCAACCTTGGTGGATGGGACACACTGACAGAAGAATTCCAAACCATGATTCTTTCAAGCCTTACGTTGAACACTTCAACCATCAAACAATTGAAGAGTCTTCTGAAACTGAATGTTAATGACATCATTAATATTTCCGGTTGGAACAATCTTACAGATGCACAGAAGATGAATCTGCTTGATAGCCTTACCCAGGCTTATGGAGCAGATGAAGTTATCAGTGCTGTTAAAGAATCCGGCATTGACATTACGGATGCATTAAACACGGGATTAAAAGCGAATATCCCGACAATAAAGAGTTCCGCACAGGCACTTACTGATGCTATAAAAAATAAATTTTCCGATCCTTCCACATCAACTGTCGCAAAAAACAGTGGTGCAAATACTGCAAACTCATACAAAACCGGAGTCAACAGTGCAGATGTGCCTGGATTCTTCGGAACGTTCTTGACAAACTTAAAAAACAAAATCCTCAACAGTGGTTTGCCGGAAGCCGGGACAGCAACAGGGACAAAAACTGGTGACAATCTTTCAACCAGTTTAAATAACAGCATTGTTCCTCCAACAGAAGGCATGAACAATGTAAAGGTTTCGATGGAAAGCTTCGTGCAGATTCAACAAAGCATTGCTACTGGTTTCATGGACACACTGAGAGGTATATTCGGTGGAGAGGTTAAACTTTCAGACATTATTGCTCCAAGCGATTATGGCAAAGCTGCTGAAAATGCTGTTGAAAACGCTGCGGATTCAATCGAGGCGAAACTGAACGGAATAAACGTAGATATCCCTGTATCCGCTTCGATCTCTGCTCTGATTGATGCTACTGTAACGATTACTCCGGTTATTGAAGGAGCAACTGTTGTTAATGCTGTTTCGAATGCAGTGCAGAACATTGGGAATATTGCAAAAGCCGTTGCGAGTGGATCGTCCAAGACAAATGGCAGCAATGATAAAGCCAAGGCAAAGAATCTGTTGAATGCTGGAGGTGCCTTTGGAATCGACCGTGGTGATGTCTTCATTGCAAACGAAGCCGGGGCAGAACTTGTTGGTTCCATCAACGGCCGGACATCCGTTGCTAACCAGGAGCAGATTATCGAAGGTATTCAGCGTGGCGTTGCGGAGGCAAACAGCGAACAGAACAGTTTGCTCCGTCAGCAGAACGATTTGCTTAGAAGTATTCTGGAGAAAGACACTTCTGTTCGGCTGAATGCATCCGCTGCTCTTGGACGGATTACAAGGCAGAGCATGGATATGTACGCTAACATGGTTGGAGGTTGATGACGATGCCAGGATATAACGGATATCTGATTAAGATTGGTGGATCCAGTGGCGCTGTGTTCCCAATGCAATTCATCAAACTGGAAGGGTATGATATCACGCCAAACCAGAGGATGGAATCCGAGGCGAAAAGAACGGTAACAGGATTGTTAGTGCGTACTACCACAGAACACACTGCTACAAAGATAGAGGTTAAGACACCTGTGGTAACAGACAAGGATGTTCACGCAATCATGGGTCTGCTTGGCAATGCCTGGACAAGTGTTATCGAACGGAAACTTGATTTGGAATACTACGACATGGAAACAGGAGAATATAAAACAGGAACATTTTATATGCCGGATATTAAGTTTCAGATTGATCACATTGATGGGAACGTAGTTTATTACAAGGATATCACATTTAAATTCATTGAGTATTAAGGTGGTGAAAGAAGATGCTTACGCCGACAGGAGTAACAACAAGTGAATATATTGCTGCCTTAATGAGCGGAAACAAGACAAGTGTAAAGATCTCTGCTATCGGGCAAACATATGGTGAGCATGACGATCCCATTGTTTTTACTGAAGAAGACATTGAATCTTCCGGCCTTACATTGTCATCCATTTTAAATGGTGATATAGATTTGACAATGGGCAGAGCAGTGATGGATGAATTAAGAGTTTCTCTGTTTAGAAACGAAAAGACGGAAAAAATTGTTTGGTCTGGTGAATTTAAACTTGAAATGGGTGTACAGATTGTTGACACAATTAATTGGGTTACAATTGGATATTACATTGGGAAACGACCAGAACGATCTGTATTAAACAATGTTATTGAATTCATGCTTGTTGACAGAATGAGTCTGTTTGACAAACCTGCAGATGATTACTTAAAAACGCTGACAGTTGACGAAGATCATCCAATTACTGTTGCGAATCTTTATCATGGCATATGTACATATTGCGGAGTCACTTATGATTCAGGTGATGAGCTTTCGAATATCATGAGCAGATCTTATACTGCTCTGCCGTTTGATAATAATGGAATTCTTTGTAGAGATATTATTGCATATATTGCAGAAGCTTGTGGATGTTATGCCAGGATTAATTCCAGCGGTCATATTGTCATGACATGGTTTCATGACCATATGGATGATTATAATGTTGGAAGAAGTCATGAATTTGATATTTACATTTCTGAAATTGATTATATCACAAATAACAGTTTAAAAAAGACATGGGCCGATCTGGAAGGCTTTACCTGGGAGCAGCTTTCTGATTATCTCTGGGGAGAAATGGAAGGCATGGAGCAGCCTTTTAAAATTCATGCCCTTAATGTTAGGCAAATGGAAGAAGACAGTGGGGTCCTGATCCCTCCGAACGCAGATAGAAATATTTATCTTATTGTTGACAATCCTTTTCTTAAAACGGCTAATTCAACTGAAGAAACTGACTATCTTGTTCCAATTTATAATCGTCTCATTGCATTCGATACATATATCCCATCAACAGTTGAATGTGTTGGCAATTGGCTTGTTGAGCCTGGTGATGTCATTAGTGTTGAAACCAATGCAGGAAGCCACATTAGAATGCCGATTTTCGTTCGGCAGTTGCATTGGAATGGTAGCTGCACTGATGTTTATGAGGTCACTGGAAATATCGAGCGTGAAACGGTAAGCCCATACAACAATACAAAGATGGTTCAGGGCGGACGGATGCACATTGTTCGCCAAACCGTTGATGAATCTTATGAAAAAATCCAGGACGAATTAGGGAATTATTCTACACGGCAGCAGACAGCACAAGCAATCAGTTTGGCTGTTGCCAGTAAGCCGGATATTATTTATTCAGCAACTCAACCTTCAACAACTGGACTTGCGAAAGGGACTATTTGGGTTGATACATCTGTTATCTCTGGAACATCAACGCCAAAGAACATCTGGAAGAAATGGAATGGCACTACATGGGACGATGTTACGGACAATACGGTTTATGAGAGACAAAGTGGGATAACCATTGATGCAAACGGAGTACTGGATCAAAACAAGTAAGTATCACTTCTGGTGGGTCACTTGATGTTGATGCCACAAATTTCAAAATAGACAGTACAAATAAATACGTTAAAACAGGAAATTGGAAGCTTGAATCAAGAGGATTAATAGCGGAATATTACAATTCAACACAACAAACGAATTGTATGCTTATGTACGGAAGAACTGGCATTCCATTTCCGACACAAGACATTCCAATTGTTTATTCTTTATCTCAAGTATTAAGTACTATAAATTCTAAATACGGTGGTTCTTTCTCGTTTGGCATTAGGCAACCAGGAACAACAATTGATGATATCTCTTTTGATATAACTGCACTTAATGGTTTGAATCCACCAAGAGTAAATGTTAGTGCAACATATTTGCTTAACGGAAGTTCAACTAATATATCTGGCACACTTGGATCATCCAAAAATACCTGGACAGTATATGGAACGCTTGCTTCAAATTCATCAAAATATGTTAAACATGGAATTCAAAGGATGATGTCTGTTGGAGAAAAACTCGACAAGTTAACGCCAGTAACATTCATATATGATTATGATACAAGTGAGAAAGAACAAATGGGATTAATCTATGAGGACACTATCGAGATAATGCCAGAGATTTGCATACAGGATGAAGCAAATAAGGCAATATCATATGTGGAATTAATTCCAGCACTGCTTAAAGAGATCCAGGATCTCCGCAAAAGAGTGGCAGAATTAGAAAGGGGGTAAACAGAATGTCAACACAAACAACTAAGCGTGGGTTGTTCAAACCGGAACCATCTGATTTTGTCAGTGTTGTTACGGATATTGACAACAACATGGACAACCTTGACGATGCTGTGCCGGATAGTCGGAAGGTGAATGGTCATGCGTTGACTAGTGATGTCACGGTTACCAAGGGTGATGTTGGACTTGGAAATGTTGACAACACATCTGATGCAAACAAGCCAATCAGTGATGCTGTTGCTGCAAAGCTTGGTACAGTTCCTTCCGGTTCAACCTTACAAGGAGAAATTGATGAACTATCCCAGGCAAAAGCAGATAAAGTTAACAATGCGACCAGTGGAGATTTGGCATCACTTGATGCAAATGGGAACCTTACTGATAGTGGGAAAAAGGTATCTGATTTCGTTCCTGTGACAAGAGAGATTAATGGACACGCTTTAAGTGATGATTTTGATATTAGCAAAAGTGATGTTGGACTTGGAAACGTTGACAATACATCTGATGAGAATAAGCCGGTATCAACTTTGCAACAAGCTGCATTAGACGGAAAAGCAGATAAGGTTTCAAATGCAACGAATGGGAATTTTGCAGGGTTGAACACCAGTGGGAATCTTACGGACAGCGGGAAAAAGGCTGCGGATTTTGTTCTTGTTGCAAACATTGCCACACTCGTAGAAACCCAGGCAATGATTAATGATTACTATGTTGGGGGGTGATTTGATTGAGAAATAATATTGTGGTCCTAAAATATTATCCAGGGAAATTTAATAAAACAGAGTCGTTGTACCAATATGATTATGGGCAACGATTGATCCTGGATAATTGCCCGCTTCCGAATACATATGAAGTGCATTTTTCCAATGGCACTTATGAGGAATCAAAAACTGTTATAGGGGACAGCACAGGAATTGATATCCCGGATGAGTACTTGTTGAGCGGTAAAAATATTTACATCTGGCTGTTTCTGCATAGTGGAGAAAATGATGGCGAGACAGTTATAACTGGAATGATTCCTGTTATTAAAAGAGCGAAACCAACAAATCAGGAACCAACTCCGGTACAACAGGATGTCATTACTCAAGCGATTGCTGCATTGAATTATGCAGTTGATCAAACGGAGGCAAACGTTGAGCATTATCCAAAGGTTATCGATGGATTTTGGTACACATGGGATGAAGCAAGTGAAGAATGGATCTCAACGGATGTTCCGGCTACAGGCGAAAAAGGTGATCCTGGGGAAAAGGGTGATACAGGCGCAACGCCAAACTTAACTGCTGGAGAGGCGAGCACGCTTCCCGCTGGTTCAGATGTGACGATATCAATAACTGGAACTGCTGAGAATCCGGTATTGAACATCGGCATCCCAAAGGGAGATCCTGGAGAATTGTCTTATTCTGATGTGGCAACGCTTTCAGAAATGGAAGCAATGATAAATGATTTCTATGGGGGTGGTAATTAATGAGTTATGAGAACAACAAACTCATGAACCTGGAAGACGGGCAACTGCTGCTTTCTGCGATTGACAAGAAAACAAAGGAAGAATTGAGCGAGAAGGCAAATGCTGACAATCTGTATGCATACAAAGAAACTTCCGGTTCTATCGTTACGGTAGACGATGCTGTTGCCGATGCCGTGAAAAAGTTGCAGATCGAGATTGCTCCTGTTCAAGACCTGCATGGATATGCGAACCCGTGGCCTGCTGGGGGCGGGAAAAACCTAATTCAACCGATTACAACGGCAACAGATAACGGGGTCACTTTTACTCAAGATGGGAATTATATAAAAATGTCCGGGACTGCTACGTCAAATGCTTCTTGCATTCTTTTCAGTGGCGTTCTTCCTGCTGGAACATATACATTGAATGGCATGACGGGAGCAGGGACATCATCGTGGAGAACCGGATACAGGATTGGGAGCGGATCGTGGACATATAATACAGAATCAGCGATGCAAATATCAGCAGATGGAACAAGCACATTTGATATTCGGCTTTTTGCATATCCTGCTTATGGTGCATTTAATAACGTGAAAGTCCAATATCAGCTTGAATCTGGCTCGACAGCAACGGCGTGGACACCTTACGAAAACTCCTGCCCGATATCAGGGTGGGAATATGCGAACGTGTGGAGTGCGGGGAGGAATCTGATAATTCCGCATCCGGTTGGTACTACAAAAACACAATCAGGTATTACGGGAACTCAAAACGCTGATGGTTCTGTAACGTTCGATGGAACTGCAACGGGAACGTTCTGGGGAATAGGAAATTCTCCAATGTTTCTGCTTAAAGCCGGAACTTATATGATAGAGCAAAGCGAACAAATTCAAAATGTTGCAACAATCCTTGCTGAACATATTGAAGGTGGAAGCGATAAGGCAATAAAGACAATTGGATTAGATAAATATAGTGCGTTCACACTCGATCATGACAGCATAGTGTATACTTACTACAAAATCACTTCCGGAGCTTCTTTATCAAATAAGAAATATTGGGTATGGCTTGTTGCTGGTTCAAATAGATCATCGTTTGAGCAGTATCAAGGCTCCACCTACACCATCTCCTTCCCGTCCTCTGCCGGAACAGTCTATGGCGGCACATTGACCATCAACAGGGATGGAACGGGCGAACTGGTAGTGGATCATGGATTTGTTGACACACAATCAAACACATGGACACTTAATGCAATCAATGACCACGGGATTGCTAATTTCAAATATTACAAATCACCATTGGAATTTGATTATACCGAAGACATTATAACAAATTTGCTTCCTCATGACTCAACGTCACAAGCAAACGCAACGAAACCGGGATATACAGTAAGTGGAGCGAGTACGCTGTATGTTCGTTTGTATTCATCCGAAGCGTCAACAGTTGGAGAATTTAAGCAATGGGCGAGTGCAAATGGATTGCAAATACTTCTTAAACTCGCCACCCCCGTCACCTACGAACTCTCCTCTCAGCAGGTTGTGCAACTGCTCAATGGCACTAACAATGTCTGGGCAGACACGGGCGATATCCTGTCCATGCTCTATCCAACATTGGGGCAGTACAGCAAGGAAGAATCCGACGAACGCTATGCCGGGATGATCACGGAGTCCATCGATACGCCTGCAGACATTGCCAGTTTCAGCGATGGAGCGGACGATATTCCGATGGCGTTGAGGGTTGCGGTTGAACCTATGCAGGATCTTCATGGATTTGACAACCCTTGGCCTGCGGGGGGTGGGAAGAATCTGTTGGACTTGAGCAAGGTGACACTTTTTAATGGTGCATATGGGCTTTCGTATTCATTAACGGACAATATATTCAGAGTGTATGGAACCGTAACCACACCCGGAAGCGGTGCATTTGCGATATTCCAATATGCAGACACAAGCCTTTCTGGGAGGAATCTTGTTGTTCAAGCTCAAGATGTTACAGGTGGAACAATTACCAATATTTATGGATTTAGGACATCAACGGAAAAAGATGTTGCTATTGCTATAAACAGGACAGAAGGCGAAACTGTTGATATAAAATTCAAAGTTACAGTTGCAGAAACTTCGCAATCTGAATGGACACCCTATAGCAACATCTGCCCCATCAGCGGATGGACGGGAGCGAATGTCACACGGACGGTAACCAACATCTGGGATGAAGAGTGGGACACAAATGGTTCTTATGTGAGAAGCAAAAACTTCATCCCATGCAAACCAAACACGACTTATTATTTTAGTGCACCTGCGAATCCGTCAAATGGTATTAAGTACTATGACAAGGACAAAAATCAGCTTGCCGGAGTGCGATACAATGCAGGCCCTTTTACCACGCCAGATAACTGCTACTTTATTTGGTTTGGCATGACAAGCAATTACGGCACAACCTACAACCACGACATCAGCATTAACTATCCTGCAACTGATACGGCGTACCATCCGGGACACGTTAACACCTACTCCATCACCTTCCCACAAGATGCAGGAACCGTCTATGGTGGCATATTGACCATCAACAGGGATGGAACGGGCGAACTGGTTGTGGATAGGGCAATAAACACATTAAACGGAACGCAACCACTTGCAGACAACGGAACGCTGAGCTACGGTGGAATGCAGGCAAGGTATATTCCGACACCGAGCAAAAAGTGGGCGGCATCCGTTGATGTGGGTGAAGGACTTATGTCTGATAAGTTTTACATCCAAAATCCTGCGCCGGCACAAAAACCATTTATGCTGAATGGAAGAACCACGAACGGAAACATTTATCTGAATATGCCGTCAGATGTTACATCGGCTGAAGCGGCAGTGGCATGGTTTGCAAGCAATCCGACACAGGTTTCATATTTACTTGCCGACCCCATCGTATACCAACTCACCGCCCTTGAAGTCATAAAAACGCTGAAAGGACTCAATAACATCTTTGCCAATACGGGCAAAATCAATGCTGTCGAGTATTCTGCGGATACCAAGCTCTATATTGCCAAAGAGTTGTCAGCTTCTCAGCGGTTGATGGAACTGATCGTCACGGCAAACCACGAAGACGAAATGAAAGCCACGAAAGCCTACTCAACGGGCAATCTGCTGATCGTCAACGGCACACTCTACAAGGCGACTGCATCCATTGCAAACGGTGCAACATTAACCGTAGGTACGAACGTAACTGCAACCACAGTGGCGAATGAACTCGCTGCTCTGGCATAAAAAGAGAGGAGAATGAACTATGGGTAAACTCGCTATCGTAAAGGTAATCAATGGTAATTTCTTCATCCATGCAGAGGGAATTACGGAAATCTCTTCTGCAAAGACCATGTTCCACGGACTCTGTCAAACCCTCTGGAACGCCCAAGACGTAATCACTGCCTATGTCATGATTACGGACGAGCAGCTGGATGTTGTTGAAGGCTATAAAGAATACATTCACCATGATCCTGCTCCTGCTCCGGAACCTGAACCCGAACCGGAAGGTGACGGCGAATGATTCCATGGTGGGGACTGATTCCGGCAGTAATGACCGGTACGCTATTAGGATTCTGGATTGCCGCATTAATTGCTGCAAACAGAGGAGATGATTAGGTGAAGAAATTGCTTGTTCTGCTAGTCCTGGCAATTGCGTTGGCATTGCTGACAAGCTGCAGTGATACAAACACTGAAGGAAACTGTATCACAACGGCAAAGATCCGGTACTTTGACGGATCCATGGACACACTTGAAGTTGATCGCTGGTTTGCATCCGCATCCGGGACAGTCACATTGCACACCATGGAAGGACGAAAAGTAGTCATCGGAGCCAACAACGTCATCATCATTGAGGAATCCGAGGAACAATATAGCCACTAAAACTACACGCAAAATACACGAGACTTCCCCTTGCAGTCACTTCTGCAAGGGGTTTTATTATGCAAAAATACAGGCAAGGAGGTGCGTTGTATGAACGTTCTGAACTGTTATCCAAAGAATTGCCGGAAGCAGATTAAACGGCTTGTTTCTGCCGTCGGTATGAGCGTTGAAACCGCATACGCCATGATGCTAATGACCGCCGCCCTAATGGACCTGCGTCCAGAAGATGACCAGGTCGTTGAGATTATCTTGGAGGACTGCGGAATCTTTCCGAAGCAGATTGCCTGATGTGGATATACGCCAACCCAAACCCGTGCAGGAGTGAGGAACCGGACTGTGTCGTCCGTGCCATTGCTCTGGCAACCGGACAGACATGGGACGAGGTCCACTGGGATCTGTGCGTCATGAGCCATGCCATGTGTACCATGCCCAGTGTGAACTGGCTGTGGGAACAATACTTGTTTCGATGCGGATTTGAAAAGTTTCTTCTGCCGGAATCCTGCCCGGAATGCGTCACGGTCCGTGAGTTTACAAAACAGTATCCGCACGGAACCTATGTGATCGGGACGGGACATCATGCTGTTTGTATCCGTTCCGGAAATTATATGGATTCCTGGGACAGCGGAGATGAACGACCGACCTATTTTTTCAGAAAGAAGGAGATCAAACATGCCTAACTATCCTGTGCCTTATCAGAACAACTGGAACTACAGCGGAGTCGGACAGCAGATGTATCCGCAGTATCCGCAGAGCAATGCTATGCAGACCATGCCACAGACGAGCCAGACCCAGCAGAGCCATGGCCTGATCTGGGTGGACGGAGAGGTCGGCGCCAAGGCGTATCAGCTGCCGTCCGGACTTCCTGCAAACCAGCCGATTGCCCTGTGGGACACGAACGATACCATTATCTATCTAAAGTCTGTGAACCCGATGGGGATGCCGAACCCGCTTCAGAAAGCACATTACACGCTGGAAGAGCATCGTGGTACCGGACCTGCCATGAGCAACACTTCAGGTGATGAAGCCCCTGTCATGACGGATTATGTGAAGAAGGAAGACATGGAGCGGATGAAGCAGGAACTGATGGAAGCCATTAACAGCGTGAATACCAGCGGAGCGAACAGGAGACCGGTGAAAGGAGAGTCGTAATGAATCCTCTTTTTCAGGCTTTGACAGGCGGTTTTAACGCACCACAAAACGCAATGACTTCTTCTCCAACCGTGATGCCAAACGCTGGATTTGGCGGGTTATTTGGCAGAATGCAACAGCTTGCGAATACGCTTCAGAATCCACAGCAATTAATCAGCAGATACTTTCCGGATGCACCGGCTGAAGTGTCTGGGAATCCAGAACAACTGCTGGCTTGGATGCAACAGACAGGGAAGGTAAATCCTCAAATGGTGCAGATGGCACGGCAGATGATCGGACGTTAACTTGGAAAAAACCGATCATTTTTTCCAAATAACGTTCTGAAATAACAATATAAATGGAAAATTTGCAGAATTTTTGCAAAGAATCCAATGAAAATATCTGTTTTGATTCTTTTCGTCGAGATGCGCATAGACGATTAGGAAATATATACGAAAGGAATCAAGAACAATGACCAGTGAAAACAATTCTATGGTAATGCCTGTTGCACCGTATTACGGCGGCGGGTATAGCAACGGCGGATTCGGCGACATGGGATCCTCTGGCTGGTGGATTATTCTTCTGCTTCTGTGCCTTGGCGGATGGGGCAACGGCTTCGGCGGTGGCTTCGGCGGCGGAAACGGCATGTTCCCGTGGATGATGGCCGGCCAGGGCAACACGAACAACGACATTCAGCGCGGATTTGACCAGAACTACGTGATTACTGGGCTGAACGGAATCCAGAACGCTGTGACCACCGGATTCGGCAACGTGCAGAACGCTCTGTGCAGCGGTTTCGGCACCGTGAACAGCAACATCAGCAACGGCTTTGCCCAGGCTGAGATCGCTGCTAACGCTCGGCAGATCGCTGACATGCAGTCCACGTTTGGTCTCCAGACTGCCATTACCGGTGTCGGATGCAACACGCAGGCCGGCCTGGCTGACGTGAAGTATGCCATCGCAACGGAAGGTGCAAATACCCGCGCCGCCGGAACTGCGAATACCCAGGCGATTATGGACAAACTTTGCCAGCTGGAACTGGACGGCGTGAAGGCTGAACTGGCTTCCGCCCAGAGAGAAAATATCTCCCTTCAGAATCAGCTGAACATGGCGGCTCTGCGTGAGAGCCAGACGGCACAGAATGCGTTCATCCAGCAGGGTTTCTCCAATGAAGTGGATGCCCTGTACAACCGGCTGAACAACTGCCCTGTACCGAGTACTCCGGTGTACGGCAGAACTCCTATCTTTACCTGCGGCGGTAACAGCTGCGGATGCGGTATGGCGGCGTAAGAGGTGATTCCAATGTCAGAATATACATATAACCCCGTGCAATTAGTTGAACCAGGGCAAAACGTTATTCTCAATGACAATATTCCTTGCCGTCGTGGATATGTTCTGCATCGGGAAGAATCAGGGATTGTTATTCTACGTGGGATCACGAACAACTGCTTTGCCAGGTATCAGGTGACTTTCAATGGCAACATTGCCCTGCCTGCGGATGCGACTGCAATCGTCCCGATCAGCGTTGCACTTGCCATTGACGGAGAACCTGTTCAAACCAGCAGAGCCATCTATACTCCGGCTGCTGTGGATGAATACGGCAACGTGACAAGCACGGCGATCATTACCGTGCCGCGCGGATGCTGTTTCACAGTGGCGGTTGAGAACGCTTCTGCGGTTGTTGACGGTGTTGCACCGGAGATCAACGTGCAGAATGCCAACATGACTGTATCCAGAATAGCTTGATGGGAAGGAGGACACGCAGATGAAACATTATGACAACCTGGAAGAGATGCTGTGCAAGGAACTGGAAAAGCTGGACAAAAAATATGCAGGCGATGTGCCTGAGATGTCTGCACAGGACGTTGAGAAAGCTGATATCCTTTATCATGCACTGAAATCTGCGGCAACCTATCATGCGATGAAGGATGCTGAAGATTGGGACGAGGACATGGAAGGTTCCGGAGAAGGACGGATGCCCCGTGGCGGACGTAGTTACTACGGTCGCGGCGGTTCCGGAAGATCCTATGCCCGTGGACGGGATGCGATGGGTCGGTATACCAGCCGTGATATGGACGGATACTCCGGACATTATCCGGACTGGATGCCTCCGATGTATCCCAGGTACTAATGAAAAGGCCCGCTCAAAAAAGAGCGGGCTGATTCTTTTTATATTGCATCATGAGGATTTCGACTTTGCTTTCCTCTGTGATCGCATCTGTGTTCAATGCAATATACGTCAGTGAGTCTTCGAACCTGCATGTTTTTTCATTCAGTAGGTAAAAAATTGCGTCGGCGATTTCTCCGAAGATGTCCCCGTATGGATTGGAAGGATATCCTTTAGCCATTAATCCTTCATCCATGCTTTTTGCTTTTGATGCTGCTCTGACCATCCTTTCAAGTGCTCTTCTCATGTTACATCTCCTTTCATGCAACTTTTGTTTCATGTAACGAAACAAATTATACCGGATAAATTGTTTCATTGAAAGAAACAAAGTATTAAAATTTTGTTAAATAGTTTCATAAAAGGAAATTTTGTGATATACTTCCGGCAGGAGGCGAAGAAAGATGACGACAGGAGAGCGGATCAAAGCCCTTCGGAAAGAGAACAAGATGACCCTTGAGGACGTTGCGTCTCAGATCGGGGTTGGACGGGCGACGGTTCTTAAATATGAAAACGGACAGATTGCGAACATCCCGACGAACCGGGTTCATCAGCTTGCAAATCTGTTCGGGGTTTCCAGACCGTACCTGATGGGGTGGACGGACGAGCGGAAAGCCAATCCGTCGGAGAACCTGGACATGGTTGCGGAGCGTCTTCGTGAACAGGCTGGCAATATAAATGGAAATTACTGGTCGGCAACGACGCTGTCCGCACTGGACTGCACGACGGCAGCAACACAGGCGACACGGGCATTGATTAAGTTCGGTGTATCCAGAGCTCCGATTTATCCGCACAAGATCCTTCAACAGTCACAACTGGCAACGATGATTTCCTTTTCAGAACCAAAAGAACTGGACCGGCTGATTCAGAATACGAATCTTTCCGCATTCCGTCAGGCAAATGATATGGTTATGTCTACGATCCATACGACCTCAGAAGGACAGCAACATTATATCTTTGCGGTAAACCGGGACGCACCGATTGGGAAGATCCGGCTGGCGTTGGCTGTTGAACTTGGTCACATTTATCTTGGACACTCAAAGAATCCGGTTGAAACATCCAAGCTTCATGATGCGGAATGCTTTGCGCTTCACCTTGAATTCCCAAGACCGTTGATCCAGTTGCTGAAGGAACGCGGATTTGTTTTTACCAGAGAGTCCTTCCAGAGAATCTTCGGGGATTGCGAATGGTGCCTGGATACACTGCTAAATGCGGAGCCTGTTATCGTTTCACCTGAACTTAACCGGATGGCAAAGGAACTTTTCATTCCGCACGTCAATCTCCTTGAAGAAACCGGTATTCTTTCCATGCCAGGGTACGGAGAGGAACTGGATCTGAGCCGGTATATGGAAGGATATGCCGATTAAACCGATTAAATACAAATTTCTTGCAATTGCGTTTTGTGTTTAGTATAATTCAAAAGGGAATATATATTTTTAAGGCACCGAATGGTGAGAACACATCTCACTGTTCGGTGTTTTTTCGTGAAAGGAGGTTGAAGGATGAACACATACTCACAGGTTGCGAATGACATCAACAACTGGAAATCCATGGGACTTTCAAAGGCTGAGATCGTTGTGAAATCTGCGGAAGACTGTCTCGGATGGCCGTATGTGTGGGGCGGATATGGGCAAAAATGCACATCGTCCAACCGGGAAAGCTACGCAAAGAGATCATCCTGTCCCGCTGCAGAAGCAAAGGTCATTCGCAGCCAATGCCAGATACTGAACGGCAGTAAGAGCTCATGCTCCGGATGCCAGTGGTATCCTGGCGGATGCACATTGTTTTTCGATTGCAGAGGATTTACGAGATGGCTGTTGCAACAGGTTGGCATTTCCTTGCAGGGAGCCGGAGCCACAAGCCAGTGGAACACGGCATCTAACTGGGTTCAGAAAGGCCCGATCAGCGAGATGCCGATGGACAAAGTCTGCTGTGTGTTTATGAAGAGCGGGGACAAAATGTCCCACACCGGAATGCATATCGGCGGCGGAAATATTATTCATTGCTCCGGAACTGTCAAAAGAGGAAAAACATCAGACCGTGGATGGACACACTATGCCATTCCGGTCGGAATGGAAGGAGATGTCCCTGTGCCTACACCGACAACAGACAAACCAACTTTGCGAATTGGGTCCAGCGGACCGTACGTCGTGGAATGCCAGCAGGACCTGCTGAAGCTTGGATATGACCTGTCTCCCTACGGGGCAGACGGCAAGTACGGTAAACTCACATCGACACGAATCAAGGAATTCCAGCAGTCTCAGGGACTCAAAGCAGACGGCATATGCGGCCCGATGACCTGGGGAGCCCTTGACCAGGCTGTTGGTCCGGAACCATCTGAAACGCTGTATACCGTTACGATCAGGCATCTGACAAAAGATCAAGCTGAC